AATGGGTAGTGAGTTTTTTATCTATACCCGCAACATCGGCAACAACCTTTAACCTCAAATTGTATTGCTGATTACTGATGACAGGCAGTTTATTATTATACTTAGCAAGTATCTCCATTGCATCATTAAAGAGAACGCAGAAGAACGGAATACCTGTCTTTCCTCGCTTTCCTGAATAGACCTTATATCCCTCTATCTCCTTAACCTTTTTCGCATTGAACTCCGACAAGTCAGCGTAAGCCATACCAGTAAGACATTGGAACACGAACACGTCACGCACCCTACCAAGGGAACCTGTGAGTTTAACCTCTTTCAGCCTCAACAACTCTTTTTCCGTGATGTAACTGTCGGCATTAGGCTCTCCGTGTTTTAACTTTATCTGTTTGGTAGAGTAGGGATTTTCTTTTAACAACCCATCGGCAATAGCATTATTGATGAACAGGCGCAGAAACTTATTATAGCCATATATCGTTTCATCTTTCAGTTTTCGTAGATGCAGCCACTCGTTCATCTTTTGAATATTAGCATAGGTAATATCGCTAAAATTCTTAATATATCCCCACGACTGCATCTTACGGAGAAATACTTGATGATTCTTTATAGTGTTCGCAGTCTTAACACCTTTTTCACGCTCTATCCGCAGTTCGATATATTCTAAGAAAGTAATATCCTGACTATTCGATTTGAGCATAGAGGGTATCGCATCGAGATCATAACAGCCAGACTTATCCATCGTCTGCAATATCTCCATAACCTTTGTGCGTAACCTTGAAAGAATGATATTGTAATCTTTTGCCTCCAAGATACCGCTTACAGCCTGGTTCTTTTCATCCCATCGGCTTTTAGGCACTTTAATGCCAGTAGAGATATACTTATGTTTATTGTTATACGATATGCGAAGCTCAATAGTTCCAGTACCGCTTGCAGCCTCTCGTTTATGCCTATCGAATACGTATTTTATTGTAGGTAGCAACATAATAAATGCTATTTGGTAAATCTTAATGGTAAATCTTATAGTATTTGGTAAATATATGGTAATTCTATATTGTTTATATAAACTAATAGATACCTTATAAAACCTTATGAGAGTAGAATAAGCAAAACCCTTGCAAATCCTGTAAAAATCGGCTTTGTAGCCCTCAAACTGCCTTATACAAAGGCAGGACAGCGTTTACACCATCCTGCCATTTTGTACACCCGCAGAGTATATGTACCTTTATTGACTATCAGGCTTTTACGCTCAAAATTTGCGTTTTGGTAAACAAATGGTAAATACTTCTATATGTTCTCTATCAGTTTTTTTAGTTTATCCACTTCTTTCCGCAAGTTCTCATAAGCCTCTTTGTAACCCTCGTCTGGCTGCAAAGCAAGCATAGAGCCTTTACCAGTAACAACCCACGTTAGATTAAGCATAGGGTAGCCAGCGTGTATCTTTGCAATCTGATCCACACCGATACTGCTTTTAGTCATAAATTGGGTGTTGTACAGATAGTTCGTTGATAGTCCGCAGTTCTTTTCAAACTCCATTCTTGACTTAACCAACTTTCCTTTTTTCGCCCATTCAACAAAGGCAAGCAGCCTGTCTATTACTCTTTCCTTTTTTGGAAACTCATTTTTCTTCATAATTACAATATTCTTATAACACCTACCAGTCTGTAGTAGCCAAGTATTAAATTCTTAGGTACGGAAAACTCTGGGTATTCCTCTTTATTATAGGAAACACATTTTACGCTATTGCCGTTATCAAAAATCTTCTTAAACTTGCATCCCTCTGGAGTATCAAGGAGATAATCGTTACCCCATTCGATAATGGTACTTTTCTTTAGGTATAATTCATCGCCTCTCTCATACTTTGGAGACATTCTATTATTTTTTACTAAGAGAGAGAAGTCATAATCTGGGAATTGCGTAATGATAGGTTTCTCGGTACATAAAGAACGCTTTTCACCATTATAGTAATCTTCAAGATGTCCGCCTGAAATAGATTTTGGCAGACGAGGTTTTGTTTCTTTTGGTACATCGTTCTTTATTTCATTTCCATACATTGTGCCATCCCCAAATACAAGCCAATCCCTGTTTACTTTTGGAAAGGCTGTGAGAATATCACTACAAAAGCCTCTCGGAAAGTGTCGCTCGCCTGTCAATGTTTGGTAAACATTATTAGGCTGGCGGTTTATTGCTATGGCAAAAGCCCTTTGGGTAATGCCCTCTTGATGTATCAAATTAAGGATGCGTTCTCGCAGTTGAGCCTCTTCATAATCGGTTTTGTACATAATTCCTCTAAATTGATGTAAATATATTCAAAATGATGTTAAGAAACCATCGAAATATTTGCGTATTTGATGGTATTTCCGTAAATTTGCAATCAAGTTGATAAAACAACAAGACAACAACAAGTAGGACTTCCACATAAGTAAAACTTAGTAGAAGGCAGTTCACAGCGCAAATATAAGTAATTATCGTGAAAGTTCCTACTTTTTGGTTGCATATTTAAGTAAAATTAAAGGTTCATAAATCAAGATGATTACAAGTAAAGTTGGAACAAATGACATTAGAAACATCGGTGCTTACGGCAAGTTGGTGGCAACTTTGCCTGATTACGCTGCCGTTGAGAGTGCAAAAAACCTTGTTACAAGAGTAAAGGTAAGATACCCACGAACTGATGGACTTACTTACACTACTTCTGTTGATAAGAGTACAAACACCATTACTATTGAGGTAGTCAACCCAGAAGATGTAAACCGCAAAAATAAATAAGGTATGGAAGAAAAAATAATTATCGCAGACGCTTTGGTTGACCTCGTAGAAACGATGGTCGCAGACACAGAGAAAAGAGATAGTTATATGACTATATGCTCTATACTTGTTAAGCACTATAAATCAGTCAGCAAATGACAATAGAACTGGATGATAAAACGCTAAACCTCTTAGCACAAAAAACCGCTAAGATACTGGCTAAAATGTTACGCAATGATGGCGCAACAGAAAGACGGCTTATACCTTGTGTCGAAGCAGCCAAAAGGTTAGGCATTACTCCAGACAGATTGCGCAGGATCAAGGGCAACTTCACGCATATAAAAAGAGGTACTGGTAAACAGGCAAAGTTGTTCTTCGATGCAGACCTACTTATTCAGGAATTTAATTTTTTGTCTCATAAATCATAGGTTTTTAGTTAATAATAGGTTTTTAGCACTCTCTCCGTTGTGAAACGTGGAAGTGCAAAAGGTGGCGATAGTTGTAGCGACATTCTATCACGGATATAACCCGATAAGGCATTGATATTTTTTAGTTTCATATTGGTAATTTTTCGTATTTGTTTATAGTAATAATTATGGTTAAGTTTATGGTTTCATTAAGCAGCAGCCTTTAGGGTTAGAGAGAGGTTCAAGTCCTCTCGCCACCACCAATAAACACTCGTTCTTTGACATTTTGGAACAAACGAAGTCGATAAGAGATAATTAACGCAGGGTGAAATAATCTCTGCAAGTGTTTAACCCTATAACGAGCCTCTTGATGGGGCAGGGGATGGAGTTGGCGGTTATCCCATAATAACTAACAATACTGATTCACTTTTTACCGCAGAACTCGTCAGGTTTCGTTACCTGCATCCCCACTAACTAATATATAATAAGGTATGGATGGATATAATGACATTAAAAATGATTTTCTCAGCGAGAACTATACGCTGAAAGATGTGTTAATCTACGGTATAACAGTACCTCTCTGGTTAATTGCTATGTGCTTAGTAAATGATATGGTACAAAAGTGGCTGATATGAGTTACATAGAACAACGTGACGAGTGGCTGAGAAAGCACCCGAAAGCCACTACGCAAGAAATTTGGGATGCAGGGTATTTCACTGCTACCGATAACTGGTGCAAGAAAAAACGATAAACTATGAGAAGAACAAGAAACTCTGACGAACAGGCGTTAGTGGACTTCTATAATCCGCACCAACGACACGCTGATAGGGTAAGGATGCTCTATGACGATTACGAAGAGGATGAAAAGGAAAAAGACGATACGTTAGATCCCGCCTTTTCGTCTCACGAACAAATAAACGGAATGTTTTACACAAAATAATATTATGGCTGATAAACAATTTATGAAGAATAGGTACGGAATACCTATTGCTGTGTGTTGCGCATCGTGCGCACACAATTTGGGTGCTGACTCAGAAAAGACACGTATTTGTGAGTTTGGCACTACTGAGCGACCGAGTTACCAATGTAATAATTGGGTTATGAGACGCAGCCTTGACAACGCAGGAAAAGGCGGTGGCTGTATCAAAAAACTCGCTTTCCTTGAATTTGTAAGAGATTACAAGCATCCTAAAACGCACCATGTACCAATTCGTGATATTGAAAAGGAGTGGGAAGAAAAGCACGGAAGTATTTACAATGACAACATCTAACTATGGCAGAGAAGAAATTACAAAGCGTGTTTGAAACGCTTAACGCTGTCAATGTAAACAAGTTCACGGAAAAGAAGAACGGCTTAACGTATCTTTCCTGGGCTTTTGCTTGGCAAGCAGTCAAAGAGAAATACCCTGATGCCTCATACACCATCTATGAGAACAATGACGGGTGGAACTATTTTACCGATGGCCGTACCTGTTGGGTTAAGACTGGTGTAACTATTAACGGCTTGGAACATATCGAGTATCTGCCTGTTATGGATTTCCGTAATCAGTCTATCTCAGCAGAAAAGGTTACTTCATTCGATGTAAACAAGGCTATTCAGCGTTCACTCACTAAGGCTTGCGCTCGTCACGGCTTGGGCTTGTACGTTTACGCAGGAGAGGATTTGCCTATTAGCGAGAGCGAAGAAAAAGAACGTGAGCAAGCAGAAAAAGAGCAGAAAGCCAACAAAGAAATGCAAGAGGCTTTTGAGTTGATTAAGGCAAACATCGAAAACGCACCGAGCAGAGCATATCTTCTTGACCTAAAAAAGAATAACCCAGAATTAGGAAATTACGAGCCTTTCAAACAGGCTATGAATAAGCGATATAAGGAAGTACAATGAGCGACATGAGTATTTTATTAGTCAAATCGCCAGTAGTATTCGATGAAAAAGAACACCGATACTGGCTTAACGGAAAAGAGTTGTTCGGTGTTACCTCTACTCTTATCAAACGCGCTTTCCCCGACAAGTACAAAGATGTTGCACCAGAGGTGTTAGCACAAGCAGCAGAGAAAGGACACAGGCTGCATGAGTTGATAGAGTATCACGACAACTTTAAGACCGATGCAAGCGAACACGATGATCCACGCATCGCATCTTACGACAGACTGAAACGTGAGCATGGGCTTATTACTATTGCTAACGAGTACACTGTTTCCGATGAAGAACGCTATGCCTCGCAGATAGACATAGTAATGGCTAACCTTGACGGGGAGGTATGTTTGGTTGATACAAAGACAACGTACAACCTCGACAAGTTGTCAACAGCATTACAACTATCCATCTATAAGCGTTTCTTTGAGCGTCAGAACCCGACACTAAAGGTTGCTCACATCTACGTTCTCTGGCTCCCCAATAAGGACACCTCTATTGCAGAGCTGCACGAATTAGAAGTTTGTAGTGACGAGTACATCAATGCTCTTATTGAGGTTGATAAGGCGAACAAGTCTATCGAAACGACTTACGGCAATCTCCCTGCAAGGCTTTCAGAGGTTGAGGATGAAATCATCAAGATAGAACAGCAGATGAAAGCATGGAAAGAGCGTCAGGACACGTTGAAGAAAGGTTTGTACGACATTATGAGCGAACATAACATCAAATCCTATAAGGGTGGAAAGGTACTTCTTACAAGAGTATTACCATCTACAACGGAAACTCTCGACTCAAAGCGGCTCAAAGAAGAGCAGCCAGAGATATATAAGCAATATGTAAAGACCACTAATCGTAGTGGCAGTTTGAAAATAACAATCCAAAATCAATAGTATTATGGCAGAATTATTATTTGGTAGCATTTGTCTTTCGGATATTCCCAGAGACCAAATCAAAGAAGTAACGCTCAAAAGCGGAGAGAAGAAGAAGTACCTTAACGTGAAGATTAAGGAACGTAAAGAGCCGAGTAAGTATGGCGATACACACTTCATTTCTTGCGAACCTAAGAAAGAGGAACGTAAAGAGGGTGTAAACTACATTATAGGTTCAGCGAAGGCTTGGGTACAGCAGAACAATCAGCCGACTACTGACGATATAGCCAACGCACCCGCAGCACAAGACGATGATCTCCCTTTTGATTTAAGGGGTGTGGCCGCATAGCTACACCCCGTTAACAAAATCTCAATAATATGCAAAAGAAAAAATGTTTCAAATGTGGTAGAGAATTACCACTTACAGAATTTTATAAACATTCTCGGATGGCAGATGGACACCTTAACAAGTGTAAAGAATGCACAAAAAAAAGATGTTCGCAATGATTATGTACGTAAATCGTCTGATGAAGAATGGATGGAAAAAGAGCGTGTTAGGGGGCGTGAGAAGTACAAAAGACTCGGTTATGTTAATCTAAAAAACACAACAAGAAGTGACTTTAACGTCACTGGAGCTTCAACTATTAGTAAGTACCTTCGTAGACGTGGATATGACACAAAAGACAAAGAGGCTCATCATTGGAATTACAACCTTCCTCATTCGGTTTTTTTGATGTCAAGAAAAGCACATCATCGTATTCATTGCGCTATAACAATGAGTCGTAGTGACAAATGCTGTTATACCAACGATGGAGTTAAGCTGGAAACAGCAGAACAAGCTAAGAAAGTATATGAGGATATATTAAAAAATTCTGGTTTGAACGAAGAAATCTTACTAATTAACTTTTAGTATTATGGCTAACGTCAAAACTCTCATTCTTACAAAGAACGGCGAGCAGGTTTCTTTCGATAAAGAGCCTGCCGCCATCTTCCAATCTCTTAGGAATGGTAGGTACATCGTTACCATATCCAAGGAGAAAGAGCCTCGCAGCATAGACCAGAACGCTTTGATGTGGCTTTGGTTTACTTGTATAGAGGCTGAGACTGGTACATCTAAGCAAGATGTTCACGACTACTATTGTGCTAAGTTCTTACGCAAGCAGATAACTTGGAACGGCACTATACGGACTATCGTAGAGGGAACAAGCAAGCAGTCGAAAGACAAAATGACGGACTTCTTGAATAAGGTACAAGCAGATGCTTTAACAGAGTTCGGAATAAGATTGCCTAACCCCGAAGATCGGTACTTTGAAGAATTTTATCAAACATATAAGTGATGTTTTCGTATTGCCTGGGCATAAGAGTAAACGACATCTTTCAAGAGCGCACCTGTGAGCATCGGGAACACTGCCCTTATTATAAGAACACCAATCTAAGGACAGCCTTAATGCACCCAGAGGAATACATCGAACTTGACACCTATAACGATAAAGAATGTATATACAAGCCATACTATCAGCCGAAAGGAAGCAATGATAGTGATGGTGTTTTCTAACTTCAAACTTAAACAATATGACACAGAATATTAAAGACCTCGGAACGGCTAACGGCTGGGCTTCTGACTCTCTTGAACAGAGACTCGTAGATATGGCTAAAAAGGCAGGATATACCTTTGAGCAAGTGGAACATAACGAACACGGATATGATACCGTATATGAGTGCAAAGAGGCAGGACTGAGGTATCATGTATGCAGCGACTAACTATGTGCAAGGGGTTTATTAAAATACCAAGACGTATATATGAAGAAAGACAATGGAACACTAAACGAGTTTATAGCGAACTTGATGCTTTCTATGATATATATGCCTCTGCCAATATAAGAGATAGAACTGAGGCTGACGGAACAAAGTTGAAACGTAATCAGCTCTCGCTATCACTTCGCGCTATGGCGGATAAATGGATATGGAGTTATAGTAAAGTAAGACGATTCTTGATAAGCCTTGAAAGTAAAGGCTATATAACTATTCTTTTCGATAAAGACAAAACAATAATAACAATAATTGATTTCGGAAGTGAAACACAACCTGAAACACAAGGTGAAACACCTTTGAAACACCTAAACCATAATAAACAAAGGGGTTTTGAGGGTGTTAGTGAAACACAACCTGAAACACAAGGTGAAACACAACCCGAAACACATATATATAATAATAAAGAATATAAGAAAGAAAATAATATATCTTCTTCAAAAAAAGAAGATGCAACAGAGGCAAGAAAGGTCTTTGACTTCTATAATCAGTCTGTCGTAAACACTAAACTACCAAAGTGTATAAAACTGACGGAAAAACGAAAGAAGTCAATAGAGGCAAGAATAAAGGATTTCGGTATAGAGAAAGTCTATGAAGCCATTACCAAGGTTACGACAAGTAATTTCTGCAATGGTGGTGGAAATAGAGGTTGGAAAGCCGACATAGACTTCATTATCAATCCTAACTCTTTCGTGAAGATACTTGAAGGCAAGTACGATGGCATACCAGCACAAGAACTGCCTATCGGTTTTAATCTCAATAACGAACCTGACAAATACAAAGATAAAGGATGGTAAACGAAGAACTAAACAAGATTATCGAGCAGCAGCGTAGTAGCGGTTTCAAGGCTGACGATGATAGAATACACATCGAAACACGCAACGCAAGAAACGTGCTAATGCGTGGACTTGTGCATTTCTGTGGCGAAGAAACACAATGGCTGCCTGAATACGAAGAAGTAGCCGAGTGGCTTGCTGACAACAAGAGCAGAGGCTTGCTTTGTTACGGCAACTGCGGGCGAGGGAAGTCGCTTATCTGCCAAAAGATACTGCCTATTATCTTTCAGAACTGGCACGGACTGATAATGAACGTAGTAAGTATGGCTGAAATCTCTAACAAGTTTAGCAGCATCAGCGACAAGAAGATAATCTCTCTTGATGATGTAGGAACGGAAAGTATCGCTAACCAGTACGGAGAGAAGCACGACTATTTCCGTGAACTTGTTGACCTGGCAGAGCGAAAGCAGAAGTTACTTGTTATTACGACTAACCTCAGTCTAAGCGAAATTAAAGAGAGATACGGAGAGCGAACCATTGACAGGCTCCACTCCCTGACAACAACAATATTATTCAAAGGAGATTCATTAAGAAAATGACAACACTATCGAAACATGACGAGGCTATCGTTCAGCAGATCGTAGCCGTAAGAGACTCAAACGAAGAAAACAAATGGTCTAAAATCAAAACACTTCTCCAGTCCTTAGAGGATGAAACCGAGAAACATCGTTGGTTAGCCGTTTGCAGAGAAAAAGAAACTTAAAACAAAATATTATGAGAGAAATACCTATTGAGCTTTTTGATATTGCTTTTATAGCAATAATAGCAATATTAGCCTTTGGTGCATTTATAATCGTAAAGCATAAACTATGACGTGGTGGGATTCTTATTGGCGCAAAGATGCCGAAAACAAGAAAAAACAGGCAGAGGAAGATGCAAAAGACCTCTACCAGATTTGTGAGCACGACAATGCTCTGTGGTTCACCTACAATGGTAACTTGGTTTGCCCCTGTAGTTTTCTTCGAGACGATGCTGTAGTAGCAGTGAATACTATGCGTAAGATGTATGTAGAACGTAATAGCAAGGAAGTATGAGTAAAACTATAAAAGTGTCAGTTGATTTAGAAAAGTCTAAAGAAATGACAGCTCAGTTATTAGAGCCGTATGATGGAATGGGTTATGTTGATGCGTTAACGATAGCGCACGCTTTTACTAAGGCTTTATGTGTTATCGCTGGTGTAATCAAGCAAGACTTTATTTGCAATAATGAAGATGGTATAGAAACGACTATTCTCAGTTGGCTGTCAGAGGTTAAAATCCTCAATTTTGACAAGTATATTAAGATTGAAAATAAAACCTCTAATGATTGACAGTATGACTATAAATGAATATAAAAAGCAGCTTCTCGATATTGTAAAGTCAATGGAAGAAGAACATGGCTCAGTAAAGAGTATTGAGGTTAGCACTAAAGAATATAAATATAGTAATAATGTGCATGAAGTTGAGATCGTTTTTGGTAATTAAAAGAAAGATATATGAGTAAGAAAGATGAAAAGGTAATAACCGCCTATAAAGGGTTTAATCAAGATATGACTTGCCGAGGTTTCCAATACGAAATCGGTAATGAGTATAAAATTGATGGTGATATTAAATGTTGTGAGCATGGCTTTCATGCTTGCGAGTCACCATTGGAAGTGTTAGACCATTACTTTTTAGACGACGATTGCAGATTGGCACGTTTCTGTGAGGTTGAGCAGTCTGGCACTCTCGATAAAGAGAATGGAGAAAGCACTAAGGTCGCTTCTTCTAAGATTAAGATTAAGGCTGAATTGAAGTTTGCTGACTTCATTAAACTTGGAGTAGAATGGATAAAGGAGAAAGTAAATCAGTCCGATAGTAAAGACGAGATGCTTAGTGATAATGGCGGTAACTTTGCTCAGATTGGTTCAAGCGGTGACTCTGCTAAGATTGGTTCAAGCGGTTACTCTGCTAAGATTGGTTCAAGCGGTTACTCTGCTAAGATTGGTTCAAGCGGTGACTCTGCTAAGATTGGTTCAAGCGGTTACTCTGCTAAGATTGGTTCAAGCGGTGACTATGCTCAGATTGGTTCAAGCGGTTACTCTGCTCAGATTGGTTCAAGCGGTGACTATGCTCAGATTGGTTCAAGCGGTGACTCTGCTCAGATTGGTTCAAGCGGTTACTCTGCTCAGATTGGTTCAAGCGGTTACTCTGCTCAGATTAACTCTACTGGCGAAGACTCGGTAATCTGTTGCGCAGGCTACAATTCTATTGCAAAAGCTAAGAAAGGCTCTTGGATAACACTTTCTGAATGGGTATATAGCGAAGAAAAAGGTCGCTACGTTCCTAAGTGTGTTAAGACTGAGCAAGTAGATGGTGAGCGTATCAAAGAAGATACATGGTATAGGTTGATTGACGGAGAATTTAAGGAAGTTGAGAATGGCTAACCTTTATATTGACATAATGCTTAACGGCAGCTTCTACAAACAAGTAAAGATAGCCAATAAGCCAGAATATAGCGATAAGGAGATTAAAGACATAATTCTTGGTAAATTTCCCTCGCTGAAAGGTAAGAGTTATAGAATAGAGTTTAGTAATCAAAAAGTTTAGACTATGGCAAAGACAATTAAAGACATGGCGATTGAAGCCTACCCAATTATTGAAAATGGTGAGTTTAAACAGTCACCAATGGAATATGAAGTTGAAATTAAGCAAAAGCGTGGTGCATATTTCAAAGGTGCAAACGCTGTTCTTAAAGAGATAGAAAAGGCTTTGGTATATCCAAAGAACGACGGACAACGCATTATGATTGAGAAGAAGATTAAAGAACTAAAAGGAGAATAACTATGGCAACGATAAGAGAAATGGTAGTGATGTAGCAAAAACACTTTTGGAGATTTTTACAAAACTTAAAACAATATAATATGGACTACGAAAAGGAATACAAGAGGGCTATTGAGGTTGCAAAGAGAAAACTTTGCGTCGACAAGGCTGATATGGTAGATACATTTACACCTAACGACATTTATGAAATGTTCCCAGAACTCAAAGAGGATGAGGACGAGAGGATAAGGAAAGAAATACTTGATTGCTTTAAGGCAATGAAACAACAAGGTTGCTTTCCGTCAAAGCATAAAGAACAATATGATTCTTGGGTTGCTTACCTTGAAAAGCAAGGTCAAACTTTTACCAAGAAAGATGTTGACAATGCTTGGATAAAAGGTATGTGTGATGCAAAGCGCGAACTTGAAAAGCAAGGTGAAAATATAAGCCTACCTAAGTTTACATTTGACGATGTACTTGCATTACAATGTGCAATGGAAGCCGCAAAGAAAGTGCAAAAAGATAAGGATTTGTATGAGCAACTTAAAAGTTTACACGATAGATTGCATGATGCTTATTGGCTCGAAAAGCAAGGTGAGCAGAAACCTACTTGGAGTGAAGATGACGAACAGTTGTATAACGACTTGTCAGATACATATTTCTACAATGACGAGGACTATCCAGAAGAAACCTACAAACTTATGCTTAAAAGGGTTTTGGATTGGATGACTAAACGTGCCAAATTCCTCAGACCTCAGAACAGGTGGAAGCCGAGTGAAGAGCAGTTACGAAGTCTTGCAAGGGCTTCTAACAGATGTGTAAGTGTAGACGATGGCAAAATACTTGTAAAGTTATTAGAACAATTAAAGAAACTAATGGAGAAATAGTTATGGAACAGTATATATCAAAAGCCGCTTTAGTAGCGGAGATAGGGGAAAAAATAAAAAAGTACGCTACCATTGATGTAGGAGTTAGTGGCGAATTGGAGGCTTTGTATGGAGCAAAATGCCATGTGTTGATGAGTATTCTTTCTTTCATTAACACCCTTGAAGTAAAAGAGGTGGATTTTGAGAAAGAATACAAGGACTTTATCAATAGTGATAATGGTCGTTCTATGTTTGAAACTGCCAAACATTTCTTTGAACTTGGATTAAAGGCACAGAAAGGAGAATAACTATGGAAAAACAATTAGATAATAAAAAGATGTGGGAATATTTACTTCAGAACAGTAAAGACCCCAACTTGGTAGAAGATATTGCTAACTGCTTACATGAACAAGGCTTTAAGTTTGATGGTGAGCATATCGTTCCAATAGAGGAAAACAAGGGAAATAAAGGGGGAATTTCCAACAATATCAAAGAGGGTGACTGGGTGGTATACCAGAACGAGACATTTCAAGTCGTTAGGAGTGGAAAATCTGACAACCTTATTCTTCAAGGAAGAAGATACCAAACATACTTCATCGAAGAATTATGTCGCCCTTGGACTATCGAAGATGCCAAAAATGGTGATGTGCTTAAAGCGTTACCAATAGGTAAACTTGGTGGACAGATTTTTATCTTCAAAGGTGTCAGCAACCGTGATTATGCAAAGAATTGTATAGACTTTCATTGTAGAGTGTATAAAGGTTGCTTTCATGCGTTCGAGGATGGTTATATGGGTGTTACTGAACATTCTGAAGACATACGCCCTGCCACCGATGAAGAGCGCGATTTGCTGTTTATCAAGATGAAAGAAGCAGGTTATGAGTGGGATGCCGAACATAAGCAGTTGTTGAAACTTTCCAATGTTGAAAGAAATGGAAAGAATTGTAAAGAAGCTGCAAGCGAGGACTTGGAACAGGAAATCATACGCTATGTAGGCTATCCGAAAGAAGTTGATGAAGACATCAGTACATCATTGGTACGAAAAGCAGCCCACCACTTTGCTAACTGGCAGAAAGAGCAGATGATGAAGGATGCCGTGAATGGCGGCTGTTTCTCTTATAGAAATGGATATAAACACATATCCTGCGATATTGATGAACACCTAACGGATATAGAATTGGGCGACAAAGTAAAACTGATAATCATTAAGGAGGACTGACTATGGGTAAGGCGGAAGAATTTGTTAAAGATTGCACAAGAAATTGTAGTAATGTATTTATAAATCCACGATTGGATGGCACTGAAGAAAATCATCCTTGGATAACTCCCGACCAAGCACTCACGGCTATTGAGATTGCAAGGGAAGAAATGGCAGAAAGGGCTATCAAATGGGTGGAATACAACAATGAAAATGGGGGCTGCAAATTTGATGGCTGGATTGAAGACTTAAAACAAGCAATGAAAGATGGATAAGTTTACATTTATTGGAAAAAGTTTCAATAGGCAAGATGTAATTTGTGCTATTGAATTAGTAGCAGGAATAAAATTAGAAAACGTACTTGACGCTACAATATTAAAAGAGTTGAATAAATTGAGTGCTGACGATTATGATAAAGTTATATATTTACTAACAGACAATGAAAAATGAGTAAGGCAGAAAAAGAAAATAGAATAAATAGTTTGGCTATTACATTCTTGGTACGGCAACAGATTCAACCTAACATTTTTGCCGACCAAATAATAAGAGGGTACAAGGAGGGCTACCACCAAGCAGAGAAAGACTTGGAACTGACAAATGAAGATGTATATGACATTTGGAGAATATACAATGAAGTTTGCGCAGAAGGAAAAATCTTCGGATTTGACGAAACAAGCCAAGAAGTTTTGAAACGATTTTTAGAAAGAAAAAAGAAATAATTATGACACCAAATGAAGTACCAAAGAAGATACATATTCAACCAAATGCACATGACAGATGGTTTGAAGGAAGCGTGCCAAAAGGTTTACCAGATGGGCTGTTTGTAGAGTACGCCCGAACAGATGCCTTTATTGAGAAGGCTGAGGAGTTTCTTTACAACTACAATCAAAAACAAGTCTTAAAGCATGGAGCAAGGGCAACTATTGGTTGTGGCGAATATACTATCAATGTTGATGAATTTAGAAAATATATGGAGGGTAAGGTATGACAGTAAAGGAAAGAATTATAAAAAGACTAAACGAAGGGTTTGGTTTTAATATACCACAAGACGCGAAATGGCATACGCACGAAAGAGCGTTTAGAGACTGTGGAAGTTTATCTTGGTACTTTACTGACATAAGATGCTCCCATTTGGAAAATTGCGGCTCTTCAGAATCTGCAACGGAAGCGTTGAAATGGAAGAAATGGGCAATAAATACCGAAGATGCCGAAATATTTGAGTTTTTCGAGCATAACAGGAAGTACTGTGAAGCAAACGGTTATTTAATAGAAGGAGAACAGCATGAAGTAAGAAACTAAAAAATAAGTAGTATGATTGAATGGAGAACAGATAAGCCTACAGGCTCAATAATACTGGCTAAAATAGCAGAGAGTTTTTGCTATGACAAAAATCGTTATGCTGTTTTGCGCTTTCGTGAATATCCTTACCAGCACTATAGTGAGGATTGTGACGAAATACCATATAGTGCTATCGAAAAGTGGACTTTAATTGAATAGATTATGGAAGTTTTAGTCGCTCTAATAATAGGTATAGCAATAATCTGCATACCTTTTCACAGGAAGCGTTGCCCTAAATGTGGTAGCAGGCACCTAAGTAAGTATAAGTATAAAGGCGAAGATCGGTGGTATTGCTAGAAGTGTTATCATCGGTTTTACTAAAGAATAGGATGGTAAAGTATGAATAATGAAATATTAAAAATAATAGCATCAGTAGTCGGAAGTAGTGTGTTGATGTACTTCTTCTATATGAGTGTATATGTAAGCAAGATGGCATTAGACGGAAAGTATCTCCTTTTAGGATTTCTTGTTACAATACATTTTACTTTAGCGTTTTTGATATACATTAGTCTTCATAAATAACTATCAAACAGATACGACTATGAAAGAAGGTGGCTACTGTTTGCAAAAGGCAAAATGTATCAAAGATTATGGCATTAAGTTCAAGGTAGGCGATATAATAGAATGGGAGTATGGAGCATATTCTAATTTTATCTATGCTTATTGCGGACTTTGGAAAGATTCTACTGATTATGAGATGTTTACTGAACGAGTTTTCAAAGAGTATTTTGAAATTTTAGAAAGTAAAAATGTAAGGTATGAAAAATAGTTACTTAGAACCAAAGAAATTAGAAAATTTACAGAAACGTGTATGGGAAATTGCTACCGAACATGGTTGGCACGACAAACCCATATCTAAAGAGCAGTATTGTGGACTGATAATGACTGAAATGTCCGAAGCAATAGAAGCAGACCGCAACGGCATACGGGCAGACATTGAATCATTCAATGAAAGAATGAGCAACCTTGACGGCAGCGACGAATGCTTCAAGGAGATGTATAAACGCTACATCAAAGGCAGCATCGATGAAGAGTTTGCTGATGTAGTTATCCGTTTGCTCGATTTGGCGCAAGAGGTTCATGGAGATAAAATGAAGTGGTCTGGTTGTTATCCATACGGACAAGTATATCATGAAAACAAAAGTTTCATAGAAAATGCTTGGTATTTTATTCGTGAGGTGCTGAATTGGGGCACGATGAACATCAGTGACTGCGTGTCGTTCATGTTCGACTGGGCGCAAGACCTCGGTATAGATTTGTGGCAGCATATTGAATGGAAGATGAAGTATAACGAACTTCGTTCATATAAACACGGAGGGAAAAAATATTAAAAATTATGGATTGCAACAAAGGTTATAAATTTCAAGTAGCAAATTGGTGGTGGGGAAAGAGCATTACCGTCGTATGCAAACTGACGCTGTCACTTATTGAAATGCAGATAGAAAGCAAATCGCCACAGACGATGTATCTTAAAGGACTTATTGTTTCCGATGAGACAAGGCGTAGGGGTATTGGTAGTTCATTGATGGCTGTCTGTGAACATTACGCAGAAGCTTATCATTGTAACTTTATGCAGCTCTCCGCAGACAAGAACAACGAATGGCTTGTGAATTGGTATAAACGATTAGGTTTTGTTGTGCAAGGAGAAGACAATAACGAATACATAATGATTAAGAGGGTATGAATTGGAAGTTTAGAGGTTACGACATTATAGGTAACAAGTGGGTGTACGGAGATTTAGCCCACAATCAGAGAGTGACTAAGACAGGCTTAGAGCCTCGCACAATGGTAGGCGGCTATGAGGTGGCACCAGAGAGCGTAGGAATATGGACAGGACTTAGAGATAAGAATGGCAGAGAGGTATATCAAGGCGATATAGTCCATGTTACTGCCTCTCTCGTTCCTTCTACTTTTGTAAATACTATACAAGTCGATAGAGAGGCTGAGATTGTTTACAATGAGTTTCGTGCTTGTTTTAATTTCAAGGTTGAGGAAGGTAACGAAAGTAGTATTGACGCATCAATAGAAAGCAATGACCTTATTGATGTAGAGATAGAAGTTATCGGCACATCTTATACACCACCAAAGGAAGAATACAACGAAACGCTTGCTATCAAGTTGGAAGATTGCTACCTATCAGTACGTTCTTTGAATATCTGCAAGGCAAATGGAATTGTAACATTGGGCGATCTCACTAAGATATGCAAAGTTGATTTTCTAAAGTTCCGTAATAGCGGAAAGGTATCTCTCGGAGAGTTAAGTGATTTATTGGAATCGTTTGGTTTAGATTGGAAACCAATATAAAAGAGTAGCCTGTCCTCACGGATGGGTTACTCTTTTTCTAATAACTAAAAACCTAAAACTATAAATATTACTAACCTATACAAAAACCTACCTCTGTAGGACAAATTACCAATAATTACCTAAAACAACTATTTAATATGAAGAATGTTTCTTAGGGCGGGATAATGCTATACTCTATACCAGCACCGATATACGGCTGAAAGCCTTTGGGTGTTAAGCCATAACCACCTTGTATGCCTATACTCCAACGGCTTCGTTTCTCCTTGATGCGGATAGACTGCGTTATCGTATTAGTAATAGTACGCTGACGAGTGATAATGCTATCAAGTTTCGGATATTCTTCGTGCTTCAAGCCACTAACGTATGCCGTATAGGTGCTATCGTCTGTGTAGGTCTTTTGCACAACAGGTAGAACTATTGCAGTATCGTTCTTTGTGCTATCGTCTAAGCCGAGGTCTGGCTTAGTGGAAGGGATAGTTACATACTTAATAATCTTTTCTGCTTTTGCTATCGGTAGAGTGTTGTACTTCTCGATATAAGTCGTATCGCTTTTCTTCTCTATGATAGTATCGGTCACAAACTTGCTACCACTTGTGCATCTGCCAGCGACAAACGCACACACAGCCACGATGATAAACAGGTACATGGCTATGATGTTATACTTCTTGTTCTTCATAAAAAATCCTTTTTGAATCTTCGATAAAGGTATAATCTATCCGCAAGTCCGTTATAACCGCCATTGACACGTTTGGTTATCTTCTTGCAAATATCCTCTCCAGAAGTACCACCATCGTCACTATCTGCGATTTCGTTCAGTCCGTGTGTCTGCCAAAACCACATAGATGCAACTTGGTTGAGTGGGAACTTAGCAACCTTTTCGGGGTGTGCTACAACATCTTCCGTACAACAGTCAGACTTATTAAAAGCCTTGTAGTTATTCAAGCCTGTTAGTTGAATAAAACCTCGACCTTTGTACTTCTGCCCGTCACCATCCTTTTCGGGGGTGTTACCTAATCGTTCTGCGAGCTTGCCAGTATCGTAGGCTGCCCCGCTTGCCAATTCCTCTACATAACGGAGATTACCGCTTTCGTGGAAGCATTGGGCGAGGTAGTGGCAGATACGTTTCGGATTGTCAATACCAAAAGTGATAGCCCACATGTTGAATGATGCAACAAATTCGTCAACTCTCGGCTTGTAGAGGTTGGGAACGGCTCTTAGTAATTGTGCTTTTGTTAGTGTCATAATCGTAACTTTTAGATTTCTACCGCAACGTAATCGTTCTCTGTATTCTCTTTAGTGACTACTTCACTGTATAAGCGACCGGACTTCTTATTCATTAACTGATAGCCAGTTTCGGGGGCTAGACGGAAATATCCGTCTTGCAGTTCTGTTATAACTATATGTTCCATAATCATTCGTTATTTTCTGGGTTTTCAATTTGGCGAGTAGCAGGAGTAAACGTGAAGTCGTAATGTCCTTCTGCGCTGTTCCAAGTAGAAGTAAGTGTACCACCGAGGGCAGAGCCAAGCGTGTTGCACAACGCATCAAGAGAAGCCTTAGAAACAAATGCACCATTATTGGCTGCATCCATGAAGTCGGCAGCGTTTACACCATAGAGAATATCAAGTGTGGCAGCGCAAGAGTTGGGTTCGCCATTAGTAGGACTCTCTACTATCTGCTCTTCCGTGCCATAGTTGCTGACAAGGATATTCAGAGCATCAATAGGTGTATCTACTCCGTTGTCACGATACACGAGGTCGGTATAAACTAATGGTGTTTGTCTTGCGTAACATAAATATGTATCACTTAATGATGCTTTTAGTGATTCTGCAGTAGAATAATCAGTATCTCGAATGTAAAAGTTAGCAGTACCTAATCCAAGTCCAGGATTGTCATTTTGTGATAGTAAGGCTAAAGAAGTTGTTTTGTACTTGCGATTAACAATACAATTTGCTGTTCCATCTCCTGCGACAGATAGAGAACCTATAAAATAAATACCGCTATAAGTATAACTTATTTCTGATAGATTAACAAGATTAGTCCTGATATATGCTTTTCTCTCTTGAATGTCAAGAATATCAAAGATTGCTTTTGCGCCCATCATTCCATTCGGGAATACCTGAACATAATTACCCTCGCCATTCAGTTTACCATAGACTTTGCTCGTGTCGAAGTTATACTGATGCTCTTCATACGGCTCATACTCTCCGTCACGACCATTGGTATAGTGAAGATTGATGCAGATGTCGTGGTTGTATGTGGTGCCGTAAGTTGACTGTAAGGCAAAACGCATATACGAACAATCCGCTGGCGTCTTAAACACAGAATCATTATTTACACCACTACCATTAAAATCGACATAACCGATATACGATTTATCACTACGATAGAAACGTGCTTCAATACCTGCGGCACCTCCTTTGAAGTAATACTCAGTTGCAGGGAATACTGATATATAGTTTTTACTTCTTATTTGATTAGAAGCAGGATAGTTTTGCCCGTCGGCCGCACCAATTTCACCCAATTCCCATTCTTCATCCCACTGGTTCAACCAAACATTTTTTAGTCCGAGCAACTTTGCAGCAAGCAGTTTGCCTGGGTTTGTCGGGTACCAGTTCTGCTTTCCAATGTCGTTCAGCAACCAAGTCTTAAATTCAGCAACAGATGATGGTTCATTGCCAGCACCAAACTTAAGAGTGAGGTCAAAACACATTATATCTTTTAACTTATATGAGCCTTGTGCTGGAATAGTTCCATATATACCACCAGAGCCTTCTTGCTTGATAAAGAAGTTAAAGTCTGGCACATTTGTTAATGGTACTATCATTTCCGATAACTCCCATGTATCAACATCGTTGCTAACCTCGCCGTAATAGGTATTGTTCACATCAAGAACAATTTTATTGGGAGCATAAGAAGCCGAATGATAGAAACTAATGTAGCATTTATGGCCGTTGATGCTAAGTGAGTTTTTTAACATCACCATAGAGTTATCTCCTCTGATGCCGTCATTAGTTTTGTTTGTTATAGTTAGTGTCCTGTTTTCATCGTCAGCTTGTAATGTGACATAAGCGCCGTTATAGAACTTCCACTCTGATGGTAACGGTGCAAGTTGGTTCCAAGGCACCGTATTGCCCCAAATCTTTAGCACTTTCGCTACGCCTTCGGCAATATCGGCATTGCCTGCCGTTGGGCGATAGAGTGATGTGCCAGAAATCTCGCTGGTCGCTTCCACATTCTTAGCCATGCCAACAGTCATGCTATCGTAAGAACCATTAATGTTGGCTTTGCCATTTTGCAAAGCCGCAATCTCCGTGGTGTGGATAGCCACTTGTGCTGATACAGCCTGTCCGTCTGGGAGTTCTTCGATAGCTTCCCAGATACCCTGTAACTGCTCTATCTGCTGACGAGCAACTTCATCCTTACAATAGACTATTGTGCCGTCTTTAGTTTTGTAAAATTTTACATTTTTCTCTGCCATAATCGTAATCTTTAGAAGTTATCTTTGTCTAAGATAGTGTTACCACTTTCTTTCTCCATACCGCCCTTCACAGTGAACTTAGCAACGGCAGCAGCACCACCGCTTATACCCAAGAGATACGGAAACAACTCGTTCCACCATTCGGGAGGTGTTGCGCCTCCACTAACCATAGCCGTGTTAATGGCTAACGCTACCACTCCGATTGCAGCAGCAACCGAGAATATCATTTTGAAGAACTTAGGCATTGCCTTACTCCATCTTTCTTTTATCTCTCCCATAGTCGTAATTATTTAGTTTCTTGTTCTACTTCTTCCAAAGCCTTACCAATATCTTTATTCTTTATCTTTACGATTTTTACAAAGATGTGTACCAATAGTTTCCATGTATCTGAAATCCTAAATTCCACCTCAAACTTAACGTAGAAGTAATGACCTATAATACTGGCTATCTCAGCAAGGCAACCAATCGTAAGACCGACAATAGCAGAATAGACGTGGTTTCCTAAACCTATCGGCTCTATTATTGCTAAACCGAGGAAAGAACCTATCAGCAAAAATGTAAGGTAATCAGTAAACTTGTTTGCCGTTCTTCTGATTGCTCTCGATTTTCGCCATCGGTATTTTTCCATACCAACTCTATCATCGTTCATTTCGGCTTTTGCGTAACGCTTCATAGCATCACTATGTCCCCACCACAAATCAGCCAAGATTAAAATTGCCGAGAGAAGTATCATGTAGCGTAGTTCATACACCACGTTAAGCATTTCTCCGCCTAATACAGTCCACATGACACCTTTACTTCCTACATTTGAGTTCATTTCATTTCATTTTTATATTGTTATACTTTGGTTATTATATCTCTGTGTAGCCTTCTATCTTTTTCATAAGCGTTAATGTTATGTTGCGTTTCTATCGTAAATCTTTGTAATGCTTAATACTATCCATCCGTAGAATGTAGTATCATCGCCATATCCAAGAAGTTGCATACATTCACCAGCAAAAAGGTTTATATCATTTCTATTTGGATTTATACCAGTTGACGGATCTTCGTAGAAGATTTTGTCGTTTGCGCCTCCTACTTGCAAATAAAGAGTTCCACCAGACTTCACTCCGTGCCATATTCCGTTCACAATAGTTATTCTTCTACCTGAGTATGCAAGACCTGTCGGCAGTGTCTTTGCGTATGAATAACTACTTGCAGTTCCATAGAATATGTAGTTATCAGAGTAGTTTTTCCAAACGAAAGAATCTGGGAACAATCCTTCAAACGGACTTGCCGTACCACCTTTAAATAAAATTTGTCCGTTTGCATCCCATTCAATGTTGCCTTTAGCCAACTTTCCGCTACCATCAGCGTTTATCTCGTTAGCGAACTGATTAGTTCCGTAAGCACCCGACTTGATTGCACCCTTGAAAGCAGCATTACCAGTGCCTCAATGTTTCCTTCTGCGTCAACTCCGAATGTCTTTGTGCCATCTGTTTTTTGTATCTCGAAATGGTTGGCTACTGCCTTTATCTTACTATTGTTTCCGTCAAGATGTACTCCTGCGGTTTCCAAGCCATTTCGCATAGTAGTAAGGTCAGCAGAATCGGCTTTTAGATTGAGGGCTGTCTGCGTGTTTGTAGCAAGATTAGTAACGTTCTGATTAATCTCGTCTGCCGTTTGCTTTATCTCAGAATTGATTTCAGTTATACCTGTATCGAAAGCAGAAGCAACCTCGCCAAGTTCTAACTGAGGACGAATAATCTTGGTGTTTCTCTGCCCACGATAGATAAAGAGATACAAGTCTTTACCTACAATCGCGGAAGAACCTTCAAATGTTACTGACTTACGAAGTGACGAGCCAGTAGTAATTGGTTTTGCTACCTCTTCCCATGTATTACTGCTTGTATCAAGGTACTTCAAATATACTCGGTTGTTAGAAATAGCACCCTGTTCATAAGAGAATGTATATTTTTGTCCGTTCTCCATTCTAAAGGCAGGGCTCATAATATAGGTATCACCACTATAGACATCAAACCATCCGTCGCTATCAACGGAAACATCATGGGCACTCGTTGGTGAATTACTGCTTACACTCTTCCATCCCGTACCAGTAAGCACACCGCTTAACAGGTTCTTTCCGTTATTAATCTGCGATGTAAGACGGCTGATATTCTCAGTAGAGGACTTGATATAATCGCCTATTGTTTCGTGTGCTACAATGTTTCCGTTTTCATCCTCAAAGTAGTATTTCTTTGTGGCGATAGCATGATCTACATCGGCTTCAATGGTTTCTTTCCAAGTACCAACGAGGTTTACCACAAATTTCAGTTGCACTTCGTAAACGTGAGAGTTATAGGTTACGTTGACTATCACATAACCGCTTTCGTAGTATTTGTTATTGCTATCCTGTCCGATTGCAGTAATTTCTACGCTATTAGTAGGTCGAATGATAGATGCACTACAATGATATGGTGCTTCCTGTCCTGTGCCTAACGCAATAGTGTATTGGTTTTGCGGCACTTCCGTTTCTCCCTTATAAACCTCTATACGTGAGGTTGCTTGCGAAAGGTCGATAGCACCAGTCGTAATATCTTGGTTAAAGATAAACGACTCGGTAGAGAGTTTAACATTGATAGCATCCTCTCCGTCAGCACCATCCTCTACAAGTTTAGTCTGGCTACTCCAATCATTAACACCGATACTGACTGTTGCCGCATCAGCAATAGCCATAGCTTGTATTACCCAACAAGGGTTAGTACCACTTGGGATAGACTGCGACCAATCGCCTAACGTACCACTAAGTACACCAGTAGCAAAGGTATAGGTCAAAGCACTATTTGGCTTGCTTGGTGCTGATGCTGCACGCTGATAGAGATACACAGGTGCCGAGTTCTTACCATCATCGCCTTTAGCACCCTTTTGCGCATATACTCGCCATAGGGTAGGCTTATCTTCGCTTGGTGCCTCAGTAGTATAACTGCCCTCATTGACGATACATAACCACGATGCACCATTATACTGCACAAGGTCGTAATAATAGCACTTACTATCGGCAATATCACTCCAGTTACCTCTATCCATTGGCACTCTTGAAGTGGCATACTCCGTTTCGATAGTCAACTTCTGTACCTTTAAGTCGGTATCAGCAGGAGAAATGATTATCTTGCGCTTGTTAGCCAAAGAGAATGAGTCGATATTCTTATACATCTTAATAGCAGGAACAGCACCGCCATCAAGTGAATTAACCTCAAAGGTAATAGCACCTTGTCGGTCACTCTCAGTCTTACTACCAAGTTGTACTATCTGGTCGTTTTCCTCTGGCACATCGGTACTATTTGTATCATAGCCATTGGCTTCATTAGACAGGTCTATATAGTCGTATGTCTTTCCGTCTATCTCGTCTTGTCCTACCTCAGTAACCATTCGCCAATAATACTTATTCTCTGCGTGCGAGTAATTGCCAGGCTCCACTACATTGAATGTCTTGCACATTGCCAAATCGCCTACAGCCCATCCGTTAGATGTAGCAGTAGTGCCATCGTCTTTCATCAAATAGCAACGATAGCCAATAATGGTAGCACCTTCCTTTGGAACAAGATAAGCAGTTTCAAGGTCTAAGCCCTCGTCAGCAGGGATATACTTACCATTGTCAAGTATGATACCCTCGTGTCGCTCGTCATAAGTACCATCGGGGATATACAGGTAGTATTCACTATATAAAGGCTCTACCTTAACAATCTTTGAGCCAGCAGAGGAAACAACGATATTACCGCCTACAAACGACAACTTGCGTATCTCTAACTCGTCAAAGATTGCTTTCATACGGACAAAGAGTTTATCCACTACTAATGATGTTATACCAGTAGTAGCGTCTTTCCAAAACTTGAAGCCTGTATCAAAACCACCATCGCCAGTCCAGTTCTCGCTCTGAATTTCATTGGTAAGAACTTGTCTAAATGCTTGCAGTATGCCTTTGATGATAGCGTTATTCTCAGCCGTAAGGTCGTGAACATTAGTATCTCCGTTCTCGTCTATTCCGTAGTCCTCGTTAACATTAATGCTCTTTACTCTTGCATCACCATCTTCGCTGATACCAAACAAACCTTTGGCTTTAACCCATAAGCCTTTGACAAAGCCGATAACTCCGTTAGCCGTATCGTCACCAAACTTAGACAGGAAACGTGGAGTTACCCAATCCTCGATAAGCGACTTCACTTGCGGGTAGGTCATACCGCCATCAATATTCACAGGCTCGCCAGCCGAAGATGCTTGTCCTGAACGTGTAACCTGAGTAGCCTCTATATCGTCTTTCAGCGTTATTTCAAAGGTCGGTATGCCGTTATTGCCATCCTCTTTAATGCTGAGAGTATTGATAGGCATTGTAATATCCAGTCCTAAGTCAGTATCAGTAAACGAGAACAACTGACCTTCCTTGATAGTATCATAGAGAGAGGGCGTTTCGTTAGCGATAGCCGACTGATGCTGACGAGCCATAAAGATTTCGTCAATCTTAGGCTCATAGAGGTATTTTGTATGCTCATTCTCATTAAGATACTTCAACGACTCTTTCAGCAACTTTACCGATGCTACATCGACATACGCATCGGGTAGGTTAATGCCAAGAAGCACAAACTTATCGTCAGCAGACACGTTATAGCCGTACTTTGGGAAATAGATACCAAGAGTATCGTCAGTCTTTCGTGCGCACGTTATCTTCCAACAGGGGATAGACATATAGTAGCCAAGAGGTTCGTCAAACACCTCTACACTTTTCATTACCACCTGTGCGCTCTTAATCTCAAACTCACGACCAGAGAGCATACCATCCGTAAACGATATGGTAGCGTTTGCGCCTGATGCCTCGATATACTTCTTTAGGTCAAAGCCAAGAGGATAAAGAGTTAATTCAAAGGTTTCCTTTGCCTTTATCTTTTCGTTAGTAGCCTCGTCATTCGTATATCCGTCAGCATCGACTATACCAGTATCGGTAATAGGCTCTCCAGCCTCAAAGACTTTATCTACCCTTGTTGTCCTGTTCTGCTGATAGTATGGGTTAGAAACGAGCAATCCAGCATCAAGCAAATCGCCAATGGTTATTTCCTCAATGGTAGGATGCACATCTTTCTTATTGTCGTTTCCGTCAAAGATGGTAGAGTAGGGGCGCAAGCCTATTGCAGCCTTATTTACGCTATCAAGATAAGGGTTATCTATCTCGTCTGAGAAGAAAGCCGTAATGCCGTTCCAAGTGATACTGCCATCGGCATTGACTACATCGCCACGTTCTGCGTCAAGGTGGTTAAGTACCCACTCACGCAATGTTTCCAAAGGAAAGCCTGGCAGCATCAGCTTTTGAATAGCCATATTGTTGTTCTGCGTAACCATATCGTAGCCACGATAGGTAGTGCCATCCTTTGTTAACACATTCCATACATCTTTGTTTGTACCCTCGGCAAAGTAGATATTTGAAAGGCTTTCAACTCCTAATGCCTGATAGTCGCTATACAGCATATACAAGCAGTCGGGCATTATTGAACCAAATGCAGTATCGTAATAGTAGTCTTTACCAGCCGCATTGCCGTGTGTTGACTCTACATCGTAGTAGTTCTGGTCTCCGCCATGCTCGCCAATATACACGGCATCGGTATTGTGGCAGCAGATATTAAAACCTACATACGCATCGTACACCTGACCTTGCATACAAGCCTCTTTACTTGCAGCAATCTTTACAGGGCAGATATATGAGTGATACATACCCACCCAAGGGTATATCTTTGGCAGTTGCTGACCTCTTGTAGTGTCGTTATTCAGTTCAGAAACATTATCGAAATAGTTTCTGTCAAGTCTGTTAAGCGGCTTCTCTGCGCCAAGCCTGTTCTCGGTATATAACGTGAACGTCTGCCACTTGGTACCATCAATAGTAAAGTCTATATATTGCTTGTTTTCTATCTTTGCCCAAGGGAACATTGCCTTATGATTATAATACCTCGATGCTACATTCTGCTCTGTACCATAACCATGCAGGCGAGTAATAACGGCTGCACCATCGTCAACACTTCTGCCTATCTGGTATAAGCCGTTGTCCTTACCATAGACAAAGTTCTGAGATAATGCCGCACGATCAGCACCGATAACAACATCTTTACCCTGCACAAAGAAGTATAGGTTGAAGTCGCTTTTTACAAGTGTCAGCGCACCCCAACAATTCTGAGAGGAAATGGTTACATTCTTTCGCCTAATCTCATATACAGGTTCCTGATAGGTTTCTCCTTGTGGGAGAGAGTAGTAAGCATTCCATTCTTCCTCAGTGACTCCACGCTGTATGCTTCGTGTCTTACTTGGAGAAAAGAACTTCCAACGACCATTAAGGCGATAGAGTGTTACGCTGCTATATCCTGATGTAGCCGTATTCCAATTTGCAGCAGAGTAGGCAACAGGCGCACTACCAGAGCGAACAAACACACCATTAGAAAGCGTGAACTTTATTATCCACTCAGCAGTACGGAATATCAGTGCCGTAACGCTATTGCCAGTCTTTGCAGTATAAAGAAACGCTCTCTCTGCGTTATATACAAAGCGATAGTCAAAGTTATCGTCAAGAGCCTCGTCAGAAGCAAAGGTAAGATACTTTACAGGGAATTGCAAGGCATCCATATTTGCCTGCAAGCGGTCAAGCAAATCATCTACGTTCTCACAGAAGAAAGAGAACTCAGGCAGACATGTGTAGTGTACCTGATTATCGAGCAACACAAGGTCAAGAAACTCGTTCTCAACCAATTCCTGCCCAGACCAGCAGAACTTCAAGCCCTCATAGACAAAGCCATCGCCATAAGTACCGCTACTTGAACACTTCACTACACCACCATCGCCAAAGAGAGCAAATTTCTCGTTACGATAGGTAATGTAATCGCCAACGGCAAAAGAGATAGGATAGGGTGCTTTGACGGTCACGGTCAGAAAACGCTCTGCCATATCAGCACCGCTATACTCCAGAGAGTCGGCATACACCTTGTATGCTTCCTCTCCGCTATGTCCTTCCTGATAGATAGGATTTCCGTCTTTTCTGTATATCTGTGTCTTTGCCATGTTATCCTGATGTTATGTACTTGAGTCCTCACAAAGATAGTAAGTTTTTACAAGTAATAAATTTTGTATTTATATTTTTTAACGCTAAGTTTTATACCTTAGTTTTCAAAGACTTTTGACCTAACATTACAGCGTGAAGAATGTCATAAATATCTTGCGCTGCATTAGCGTTTCGGTTTGTGTTCGCTACAACCATTTGAAGTTGTGCCAACTGAGCATTGGCTATTGTATTACCCTGAGAAAGTGCGCCTAAGAACTGAGGATAATATTGTGCTATCATATTCCTGTTTACACTCAAATCAAGACGCATTGCATTGATGTAACTTGCGAGCAGATCAGCCGTACTCTCAGTAACACCTTGGATGGTGCTTGAAAGACCGCCATTACTCTCTCCCTTGTCGATAACACCTTTCTTGTAGAGTTCGTCAAGTACGGCGGTGTACATTTCCGTAACATTATCACTCATAGTCATAAATGCTGCGGAAAGTCGCTCGACATTGCTATAGTCCAGCTTACCACTTGACACGTCCATCATTTTTACAATCATATCCTCTATGTCAGATGCTTTGAAAGCAGCCTCAATAATCTTTTGCTGCAAGAGGTTCTTAGCGAGGTTCTTCATCACGCTCTTAACGCTCTTTGAGTAGGCTTCTGCTGCATCCTCACCATTCTCCCATGCAGTAACAATAGCATCGCCAAACTCCTGTGCCCACGATTTGAGGTCGATGTCGTATAAAGTATTTGCCATATCAAGAGCAAAGCTCTTTATCTGCTCGTTCAGTTCCTCAATCTGCTGCTTGTACTCGTCAATAGCGTTGCCGTCTGAGTCTTTCTTACTCTGCTCGTCACGCAACTGCTTTGCTGCTTCGTCACGCTGCATCATAAGTAATGCTCGCTGTTGGTCGTAATACTCTCCAGAGGCTTGTGCCTGCTTGATAGCATCGTAGGTTTTATCGCTTGTATAGTTTCGACTTATTTTTTGATAATCGAATAGAATTTCTCCGCCTTTCTTTATTCTTTCTTTCGCCTCTTCTGCCTCATTATACCTTTTCAAGTATTCATCACTTTGCGTTTTGAACTTAGAGGTGGTTTCCGAGTCTTTATAGCCATACACACCGCCTAACACTTTTTCAAGTGCTCTTTCAAAGGTATCTGACAGGTTATCAATCAGTTTTACACGTTGCTTAGAGGCTTTTATTTTTTCTTCAAGCGCCTCGTCATGGTTTCCAATTATACCACCTAATACAGAAGAAACTACACTAAGCCCCCCTGCTATTGCAGCACCCCAAGGCCCGAATAAAAAACCACCAGCCATTGCAGAACTAAGTGCATCTTGCGCACCACTCATTACCTGACCTACCTCAGTCATGCCGAGAGCATCAAATATATCTATAAGTGGTTGTGCTGCTTGTGCAAGTTGGCTGAAAGTGTTTGATAGAGATTGCATTCCCTCATTAAAATCAACCTTTGCACCCTTATCAGCATCTTTTAAGTCTTTCTTTGTGTATTTTCCGCTTTTTTTGACCTTTAGACCTAACTTTCTCGCATTTTCTTCTCCAACAATATAGTTTCCATTTGCATCTCTAAAGCCATTGTCCGTAAGTCCAGTCTTTAACAACTTGCTAATTTGCGAAGACCTCTTTATCGCATTACCCATTGCCTCAAATGGGCTACGCTCGTTAATCGCTTTGTCTAACTTCTCCAAAGCCTCATACAAAGCCTTTGTAGCTTCTACGTTCTCATTGATAGACGGTAGAACGGCAAGCAACTGTTCACGCATACTTACAAGGCTCTGTTTGCTAACTTTATCAAGGTTTCCAAAGATGCGTACCCACTCTTCTGTGTCCTTAAATGCAGCCCAACGCTGCTTTGCAATCTCGTTATCCATTGCAGCAATAAGAATATCGTGCTTTGCTTGCTGCTCTGCAGATTGGTCGTTGTCGTTAGCCTTTTTGTCTAATAATTCCTGACGCTGACGCTCTAACTCTACAAGTTTCTGAGCCTCAGTAAGAGATTTCTCATAAGCAGATGCTACATCTTCGACAAACTGAACATAGTTTCCACGAATTACTGATTGTATCTCTAATGCAGCCTTAACCAGTTCTTCCTGAATTTGTCCTTTGGAGTCAACAAGCGCATCTTTCAGTTCTTTCTCGCTCATATCCCAACGGAACTTGATAGGAACTACGCCTAATTCATTACCTCGTTGGTTGAAGCGTTCAAGCATCTTTTTTGCTGTTTCATCCCAAATCTCCCCTTTGTCGTTGAAAGCCATAGACGCAATATTACGATTACCACCTGACTTCTGCAAGAGTGAGCGATATTGTTTCCATTGATTTTCAATACGCTTCATATATTCTTGCATAGCATCAGCGTTCTCTTTCATTGCCTCTTTCTCTCTATCGAAAGTGGTATCTGATTTCGTCTTATCTACATCGTTAGCCCACTTCTTGCGAGCATCAGTAGTCAGTTTAAGAGAGGATTTCAGTTTATCAAGCATTTCGATGTAATTGTCAACGAGTTTGCCACCAAGGAACTTCCCTTTTTTATCTTTCAGGTCAGGGAATAGGCTCTCCAACTTAGTAATAGCGGCTTCCTTGCTATACATTTCCCTAAACTTCTTGTATTCAGACAAGAAAGCCTTATACTGCTCTAACTTTGTTCTTGCAGCCTCTAACTCCTTGTCTTTGCCTTTCTTGTCGTTTTTTGCACCAGAGCCATCATCGTCTAAGTTTGCAAGTTCTTTTTCTTTATTCAACTTATCCATCATTGATTTATCAAAGAGAGTTGCGCCAATAGTAGCACCCTCGGCAAGTGCAGCACCTTCCTCAGTTTTCATCAGGTCGGCAAAACGAACATAGTTAAGATACATTCGCTTAAAATATTTTCTAATCTGTGGCTCTTTCTCGCCAATTTGGTCTAATATACCGTCAAGAAGGTTGCGAACATCGTCAATGTTATTAAACACCCATTGCTTCAGTTTCTTTTCATCGCCATCAAACTCAGCAAGCATCTTCTCATACATCTTTGGAATGTCATCGCCATATATTTCTCCCCATTCCTCTTTAACTCCATCCAAAGAGCCTTTTAATTTTTCGCAAACGTTCTTAACCTCAGTTTCGCTATTTCCAAATGCTTTTCCAACACCTTTTAATTTGTTTTCTATTTCTTTCCAATAGCCATTTTCTGCGAGTATTCTTAATTGTTCCTCAAATGGTGCTTTTTCAAGTTGCTCTTTTAAGTCCTCGCTAATATCTGAGTTCTTAATACTCTCTATTAGTTCCTTTAACGGCTCTTTGTATTCGTATAGGCTATCAAGCGTCTTACGAAGTGACTTGTAAGCGTTATTAACATCGTCAATATTAGTCTTTACATCATCATTAAATACCTGGTTCCACACATTCTTGGTGGCAGTAGGGGATAATAAACCCATCTTAGTGACATCCCACCAAGAAAAATCACTCTTACTTGCTTTGATAAGTTCTGCTGCTCTATCTTGAACATCAAGCATTTTGCGGCTTTCCTCTACTGCATCGTCAATAGCACCTTTTAGTATTTCGTATTGCTTTGGAAGAGAAGAAGTCTTACTCAGTTGCTCGTCAAGTGTCTTAGTATATGCCTCCGAATTAGCCAAAACTTGCTTCATTTCAGTAATGGTATTCTTCATAGAGGTATTATCTTTTGGCTTTCCGTTAGTAAGGATAGACTTCTGCATCTTTTGTAAGTCGGTAATATGCGACTTAGCCAAATCTTTCATTTCATTTGCTTTCTCGTCTATTCTGCTGTTCCACTGATCCCATGCCATATAAAGTTCAGCACCAACCATCATTGCCAATGTACCCCACGTACCAGCACCGACACCACGAAAAGCGTTCTTTAGCGACATACCGATGCCAGCCAACTGCACTCTCCATGCCTTTGTGGCAGCAGCAGCCTTAATCTCAGCAGCAGTAATTCCGTTTACACCTACAAGGTGCATCGCCTGAGCTATCTTAATTTTCTTTAAGGCTACAAGACGCAATACATCTTCCTTATTCAGCGTTTTGTCTGCCATAGCCAAACGTAAGTCGGCAGCAGTAAGGCTATTTGAAGATGCTATCTGTATGCGTTCCTGATTTGTTAACGACCTATAAGCAGCAGCAGCTCTCAGTTTGTTTGCAGTAATTTGCTTGCTTGCTGATATATTCTTTAATGTTGCAGCAGTATTGCCTTGCAGCGCAAGTGTTTCTACGCCAATTCTCATTTTACCAACAAGAAAAGCAGCAGCAGCAATACTTACGGCTGCCGCAATCTCTTTCCAATGCCTTGTAGTTTTTAGTAAAACCTCGGCAGTATTCTTCATCGCATCGCCTATATTACTCTCAGCAATCTCGCCATACATAATATCAAGAGCATCTTTCAAATTCTTGTACTTTGCAGCAAGTGACTCTGAAATCTTCTCTTGCATATTGTAAAACATACCTCCCTCGTCAGTCAGCCTGCGTATCTGTTCAATAACATCTTGATAACTTACCTGACGCTTAGAAATACGCTTTTGAACATCGGCAGTAGATACAGCCTTTTTCTCTACCTCTGAATAGTAGTCGGCAAGCATCTTCAACATAGGTATGTTGTTCATAGAGAACTGACGAAGTGTAATACCCGTAAGGTATGTAGCACTTCTAACGTGACCTAATGCTAATGTTAATCTGCCAATATCCTGACCTGCACCAGCCGAAATATCAGCAAGTCGCTTTGTCATATCAAACAACTCGTTCTGCTTAAATCCGTAAGCGGCAAGTTGCTTAGTATATTGGTCGAGTTCGACAACACCAAATGGAGATTTAAGAGCCAAGTCCTTAATCTGCTCAAACAGGTGTGTTGCTTTTAAGGCATCGCCAAGAATAGCGGCAATACTGATACGCTGTTTTTCCAACTGACCGCCAATCTCAATAACATTGTCTAAAAACTGGCGAGCATAGTGTATTGCAAAAACAGAAGACAATGCACTTCCTAATTGCGTTGAAACGTGGATGCCACCCGCAATAGTTGCATTCATTCTCAAATGGTCGCTTGTCAGTTGGTTTACCTCTTTTCTTCTTTGAGCAACTGACCTGCGTTCTTCCTCTCCTAATGCCTTGCGCTCTGCTCTCTCTCTCTTTAGTTGAAGCAAAGCATCATTTGAAGAATTACGCAAAGAAGCACGTTCCGCTATAAAATCCTTTAATGTTTGTCTTTCGCCAATAAGTTCACGACTAACACTCGCTATTTGATTTTTATAACTACTTGCTTGCAAGAGTTGTCCGTTATTCTTTAACTGAGAATAGGTAACAGCAAGTGACTTTAATCTGGCTTCAAGATTATTTACATACTGCGTTTGAACTTTTATCTTTTCATTCAGTTCGTCAATTCCAGTATTCCTAAACGTTCCTGATTTAGTAGCGTTTTGGATATTGTTTACCACATTCTGCGTGTTTGCAGTCAGTTTCACCTCAAATGTTTCTTTTGAAAGTTGTGTCCTCAGTCTTGTTACCATTTGTTGGTAACTTTGAGGATCGTAACTTATCTTTAGAGCATCAAGAATACTCTGATTGCCACTTTGTATTTTTTGTTTTAATGCTGTTAGGTCAATATCAGCACCAAACCACAGCGTACCAAGATTACCTGCCATAACGTTATCCCAAATAAAAACCAAAAAAGAGCCACCCAGAAGGGCAGCTCTCTATGGCTTGTTGTTAATAATTGCAATTATCGCTGCAAATATAACAAATTTATTTGGAATATACTAAAATAAAAGGGAAATATTTATGAAAATACAAGTAGTTTATAAATCATTACTAAATGCTTTCTTCTTAACTTTCCTTGATGCCGTTGTTTGATATTTGAGTTTTACATTGTTTTCGTTTCCAAAATCCCAAACAAGATATGGGTTGCTATGGAATGAAACATCACGATAAGTCATTCTGACTAATATGTTAGGGCTTAAATCAGCATTGTATTTTTCAAATTCATACGATGGAGTGCCGTATTTCGCTATCAGTTGTTCTTTAATATCGTGATAGATTTTCTTGTCTTGCTCATAACTCTCGTGCCTAAAGATTATCTCGATGCCATTTATAGAATCCGTATCAGTATTGTATTCTACCATAAAGTTTGCATCAGGATAGCCCGCAAACACAACCTTATATTCATACTTTCCAAGGGTGGTTTTATAAGGTGCGTAGCCTTTTTTCTTCATCTGCACGTTAAAGGATTTCATTGTGGTACCAATATTGATACCCATAACATTTTGTGCGCCAGTATTCAGCATAAATGCCATAAACACAATAAGTAATACTATCTTCTTCATAATACCATGTTTTAATGTTTTTGCAAATATAGCAATCATTTTGATAAGTTGTTGTACTTTTGCTGAAATATTTATATATTTTAAGGAATTTTCTACCAATAGACCTATACCCGACAAGAAAGCAAATAACTAAAAATTAAAAGATTATGAAAAAGTACAAAAACATTGACGAGTTTTTGGCAGCCAAAGACTTAACAAGAGAAGATTTGATTAGCCTAATTGCACGTTCAGCCATTTTTCTTGCTACTGATTGCGCAAAAAACTTTGAGGCAAGTCCTGAGATAACAGAAAAGGTAGTACAGCCAATCATGTTCTTCAACGAAATGCTTGATGTTGTAGAATAGAAGATAGGGGAGGGCATTACGCTCTCCCCTTTAACCAACACGGCACATGGTGGTTAAAAACGCTTTATGAGCCTTGAAAATAGGTACGCTATCCCATCAAATAAAGCATTGCCCGCTACATTTGAGCCTAAATCAATCCAAAATGACTGACCTCGTTTGATGCTTTCCAACTCTTTCATTATCTCAGTATGGTTTTTATCTTCCATAGAGCGATATACAAAAAGCCGTTTTTCTTCATCAGACATCTTATCGTATATCTGTTCAAGGAGTTTCCTACGCATCAAGGCTCGATAACTCATAGTCCAAAGTAGGCTCTAATGCTAAACTTTCCGTCTGCGTCTTTGAGCTTATCCACAGCGAGATCGTGAACGACCTTGAACATTTCCTCGCCATTGACATACTTTGATAGTGTTGCGCTACTATCTGACATAATCATATTCATAGTAGCATACAGAGCGCATCGGTTGTAGTATGGTTCTTCATCCATAACAAAGCCGTGTTTCTCCATTGCACCTCTCCATTGTTCCCTGTTCCAAGGTGCTTCTGGCTTCATTGCAGCCACGATGACATCAGCCTCCTTTGGCGTGAGATAGTTCTTCCACATAATAGCGGACAACTTATCTAACCATTCACTTGCGGCATCAGGCTTATTGTCTGCATACCACATAAACATTTCAGTCATTACTTTGCCAAACGCTTTCATATTGTCTGGCTCGTTAGAGTTCGCCATATACTTATACAGCGACTCGTACTTACTTTTTAATTCTTCTGCGTTCATTGTTATTAACTTTTAAGTTACTATTATCACACGTCGGGCATGGTGCCGTCGGTATGTTTCTCGTTCTCTGTTGTTGGATAAATCTTCTCATAGAACCTATCATATAAAGTGTCAATATATCCTTCAAATAATTCAAGCCATATAGCGAGATAGCTTGCGAGGAAAGATACTGCGAGTATTAGTGGTATGTCGGAAAAGCCGACACACCACAAGTCGTATGCTAACGTACACCAGAAAGTTAAGCACTTTGGGCAGCTGACGATTGGCAAGTCGTGACATCTTATCACGCTTTCTACGGCCTTAATCAGTCCGAGGTGGTTAGCCGTAACACACACGAACACTATACACGCAATATCTATCCAGTTCATGCCGTTGCTACGTTTATGCTTGTAGTGATAGCGATAGCGTTAGTCACGTTACTGCAAGGCTGTACGTTTGTAGGACTGGCTACAGCCTCACCTATTGTTAGTGTAGGACTTACTGCTGACGAGCAAGGTACACAGAAGGTGGTGTAGATGTTCTCCGTTACAGGGCAGACACCGCACTGGCAGCCACACTTGAACGGCATATAGGTGACTGTTCCGCTAACCTGTACTTCCTGACAAAAACTGCCATTACCTACGCTCACAGGAGAGCTGATAGGAGTAAACTTAACGTCAGCCGACACGAGGTAGGCATCCGTTACACATAATTTCTTGTTACCACAAGTGAAGTGGTCGAGAGCCAATAGGTAGGTGGCGTTTGCTGCCGTACCTCCTGGCACAGGAGTAAGATACTCCACGATTGTTTTTCCGTTGTTACACATAATACTTTGAGTTAAATTGTTTCGGGGCTTCTATTTTCTGCGCCATCCCCACTTTGCGCTATGGGTAATTTCGGAATTTCCGAATTTTCTCCTGACGGGTTAAACACGTTTGCTTCCCTATTCTGCATAGCATCTATCTTCTCTTTGAGTTCAGAGATAGAACCTTTCATATCCTCTATCATACGCATAGAGTTATATGTAAACTGAGCTGCACAATAGGCTCTTTGGCTTGGGTGGCAATTAAGGCAATCGCCAGAACACTTAAACTTATTTTCTTCCATAACTTATTATGAACTTAATAATACTCTCTAACTACTCTCTAATCAGTGACGTTACTCCTTGAAAAACTTGATTATCTGCGAGAGAACAAAACTATTCTCAGGCAATTTGCTCACTGCATCGGCTATCTTGTTGCCAGACACCATTGCGCCATGCTGACCGATTATATCTATAAACTGCTTGATAGCCTTACAGCCACGTTCTGCTTCTTCGTCACTACTTGCGTAGATGTTGAACGATATTTTTCTTACTTCCATAATGCCGTGTTTTAATCGTTAATACTTGGTAGTGGTTCGCTCGCTGATGGAGTGATAGGCAACACACCCTTATTTTGGATGATACCCTGAATAAGTTGGTAGCCTTGCACAAGGTCGCTTTGGTTTTCTTTTACCCAAGAGAAAAAGCCCGATGCACCGCTTTTCAGTTGTTGCATCAAAGTAGGTGCAATAGGATCAAAGTCTGGCAGTTCGAGATTCTTTGCATAGAAATCCACAAACTCCTGAGCTTTCTTAATATCGCCACCATTGAGATACATAGCGACCTGTAGTAGTTGTGCCTTACTTGTCGGTACAAAGTTCTGTATAAACTCCATCTTCTTTTTCCTTTCTTTACTTATGAACCACATAACTTGCCGTGTTAGTTCTTTCCATTTCTTTCCAATTCTTTAAACACTGGAAAGATTTTGATCCCGAAATCCGTTTCGGGATCAAAACCAAACTTTAACCGTTACAGCCACAAGAGCAAGGACAAGCACAAGGCTTGGCATCTTGATAAAGGGCTACACGCTGTGGATTCTCAGAGTAGCGTCCTGTCATAAGACCAAAGGTCAGCTCGTTAGAAAGCTGCTGAGACTGAGAAAGTGAGCCTTGCTGAGAGCCACTAACAGTGTCGTTGATGGTGTTCGTAATGTTCAGGTCGCCAGCAATACGCTCACCACGCTCGGCAGCAAGAGTGCCTGCAAGTGTCTGAACCAAATCCTTCAAACCATCATTCTTGGCGATAGCAACATCTTTTGCGTTCTGTGCTCTGGATGCAGCCCAGGCGGCACCACCGATAGCGAGTACACCAGCACCTACGGCTGTTGCAAGGGCACCTATAGAAGTGCCACTGGCTTTTTTGTTCTGCATATAGCCAATCTTTACCTGTTCATAGGGAGAAAAGCCCATACCATGCAGCATTGCGAGGTCATTTGAATCTAATGCCATAATCTTTTGTGTTTAATGAGTTAATACTATGTTACCTTGTCATTGCGCTTTGACATAGACAAAAGTAGGAAACAAAACCGCTAAACACAAGCAATTTCAAATATGCCGACTGCACCAAATTAGCAGTCTTTCAAAAAGGCTTGTAGCACCTTATAAACCTTTCTTTCACACAAGTTATACCTCTCGGAAAGAATGGCTACAACATAAGTAGTCTTTTCCCCCTGTTCTTTCATAGCCTGATATTCCAAGAACAAAGGAATATACTTATAATCGTCTATACTGATGCCGTTTTCATGCAGTATTTTCAACATTTCGACACCTATTTTCAATAAATCCCCGACTTTCATTTGCGCATTTCGATTTTAATTACTATCTTTGTGCCCCAGAACCACCGACATACAATAAACCCTGCATGGATGCGTTAAAGGAATTACTCCCCCGACACGCACCTTTGCAGGGCAATTTGTAATAAGTTGGTGGTTCTTCTTGTTATAAAAGTCGGGGGATTTTTACCCCCTCTCTTTCATTACGTCTGCATAGGCTTAAAACCTTGCGCTAATATCACTTTGGCAGCCTCATAAGTGCCAGTAAGCACATCAAGACCTGCTGCTGCTTCAAGATATGCCGAATATTCGGTACCAGTAGTCATAACTATCTGTATAGTGTTCTTCTTTGCATTGAAAGACCTCAAAAAACGGATAGAGGTGTCAAGACCGAAGTTATCAGTTACTTGCGAAGTACCTCTTATACTTCGTGAACGACCTTCATACGGATTGCGTAGATACACCCATTCGCCAATCTTCACTTTCCTATGAACAGGTGGCGAGTTCCAATTCTTCTGCGTAACGATGCCTTCAAGTGTTCCGTCAACGTACAATCCACAAGCGTAAGAAGTCTGCGTATTACCAGTAAAGCCAAGGTATTGACGATGCAAAGGCACTTCAACTAAAAGACGCTCGCACATATCGTACATTTGCTTATAAAGGTACTTCACTATCTGCTCATACCCTTTTTTCAGTCCGTCTTTCAGTATCTTTGCGTTATTGTGGCTCATAGTTAATCGCTTGAAGAACTTGTACTGAGTGTAATATCCGTCATAGGATCGCACACACGGAACTTAACCTTAAAGGTCACAACATTCTCGTTATAGACATTGTTACCCTCTTGTCTCGTTACCACTCTTGCATCCTCACTTGAAATCTCGGAAAGGTAGCACTTCTGCCTACCGATAGCGGCATAAGGCGAGTATATCTTCAACTCCGAACCGCTACCGCCTGTTGTATCATTACCAGTCAGCCACTTTTTGAAAGAACCAATCTTTACACAGGCAAGCGAGAGGTTGAAAGGATTGGTTGCTAATTCCTTCCCCATATAAGCCATTTCAAACTCAGCATCGTAAGCCTCAAACATCAGTTTATTAGGAAAAAAAGCATCCTCTCCGTGTTCGTCATTCCACTCTCGGTTTGCAGGTTCTTTTGTCTTACCGCCTGCCTTAAAAGGCACTTTGCAGCAAACAATACCCCATTGGTCGTAAGTATTGACAACACTACCATTTCCTTTTTGGAGTAACAATGTATTTCTGCTGTTCATATCTTAGTTATTTAATTTGTTTGTTATTGCGTTTATTACCGCATTACCATACTTCATATAGTCATCTTCACACTCATTATCGTTAATGCAGATGATACCTTTGCAGTCGGCTATAGCCTTAACAACTTCTTCAACACTATTCTTTGTGCTGACATATACCTTGCTCGGCACTCTGTCTATATAGTTGCCTGATAGGTAATGCCACCAAGGACACAGCCATTGGTTGAAGTTCTTTTGCTCCCTAAAAGGACTAACACTATCCTCTATCTCCGTTTTACCGATATGCCAAAGGTAGTTCCACGTTGTTTTCAGCATTGGAGTAAGGCTATGACCGCCACGAATAAGCACATCGCTAAAGTCCATACCAAACTCCCTTGCGACAAAGTTCTGACCGCAACGGCAAGAGTCGTGAAAGATATTCGGTGAGGTTGGGAAAGGCTTTTGTCCGTGATGCAAACAGGGCACTTCGTTCTCAAAGAAATCTTGCTCTGTTAGTGGCGCAACAGGAAACATATCGTCATTACCATAGATAAATCGCTCGCTGATGCCTGGAATAAGATGCAGGAACATTTCTATAGCGCACGAATTGAACGTAGGCAAAAACTTCTCAGGAATAAAATCGTGATGATAGACTATGCGAACGCCCTCAGCATCCATCCAAGACTTCTTTTGGCTCTCTCTCGCCAAGAGAATAAAGATGTTACGCACAAAAGGCATAAACCTCTTTACGCACTTGATAAGGATTTCCTCAGTATTCCAACTTCTGAAACGCACAAAGTCATAAGGGTTATGCGCATCATACTGATGGTTTACTTTCTTGAAATCTTCCTGCCAAAGAGTATCTTCGTGAAAGACCATTGGAACAACATAGTCTATCGTCTTTACCTCCATAATGCTGCGTTTTCTTCAAGCCATTTATCCGTCTTAGCCTTATTCCCTCTCCAAGAGCCGTGTCCGAAATGTATCACATACTGCCAGATGTTGACATACTCGATAGGCAGATCATTTCTTCTTGCTTCTTCAAGCAGCCAAGCACCAGTATCGTAATGCTGATTAGGCTCGATATTGCTGAGTGCCCACATCTTTTCGCCATTATAATAGCGGATGCCCTTTTCACGAAGCATAGGAACATTGAGATAGCAAAGGAACGGCATAAGCAGGGGAACATCGTGCTTTACTTCTTCTGCACCAAGGCACGAAACCTTTTTATCCCAGAAACGGCTTATATCTTCCTTGATAAGAACATCGGAATCAATCAGCACAAAGCCTGTTGGCACAATATCCATCAGTTTGTCAACACTCATTGAATGCTTTGCAGAGCCGTAGTTGCTCTTTTTGGTATCACGTTCCCACTTGTCAGGGTACTTTGCTAACTCAGCCTCAAAGTCGATAATCTGCCCATTGGTATTGTCGATAACCTCCACATTAGGTATCTTAGCAGTAAAAGGCTTCTTGTCACTATTGTCAAACACATAAACATGGCATCCGTGAGTATGCTTCATAAGCGACTTGATAGCAGCCTCAGTAAGTTCAGGAGTGTTGTAATGTACCACCGCAACATTTCTGCCATCAATATACGGACTGAGATTTGTTGCTATCCAAGCAGAGATAAGACGCTCTGCAAGGAAAGATACTACTCGCATCTGATAGTCATCCTTATCGTCAAAGTCTTTCTCGGCTTTCTTGTGCCAGTCCTCTTTAGTAACACAACCGCATACGGAAGCAAAGTCATCGAGCAACTGGAAAAGGTACTTGCACATCTTTGTGAAGTCAGACCACTTCATCAAGAAGCAGCACTTTGAGTACATAACATGGCTTTCCTTGATATGCTTTGTGTAAGCATTGTCAGCACCATATTTGTCATCAAGGAGTTTCAGCATAGTGTCAAGGTCACGCACATTGTGGCACTTTGCGTATTGCTGATAAATTGTTTCCGAACCAAAGTCATTGACTCTAAGGATTTGGCACTCTCCCTTTTCAGGCAGTCTGGTAACATCGAACTTTCTACGATAGTGGTTAAAGCCTACATAATCGCTTTTAAGGTTGTTTTTCCACACATAGTACATCGTTACCATTTCTGAATATACAGGGTTAAGAGCGTTGATGTTCTTACCCTCTACGTCATGGTGGGTAGCGAATAACTTGTGCGTTTCGTCATCGTGCAAGCCGTACTTCTGCACAAGTTCGTCTTTGTGATATGATACCCATATTTTATAGTCACTCATAGTTTCTCAATTAAAAATGGGGTAGCGGTCATTAGCCGCCGCCCCACATTTGCTATAGAATTTATGCCAAAAAGATTACTCGCTTGAAGAAGATGTTGCAGTACCTGTCATTGGGTAGAAAGCAGCACCATTAGTATCGGTCAACGGAGTAACTGATACGTTGTAGTAACCAGTAGAGTCATCGCCACCCTCGCCATTGAATGAAGCGTAAATCTCCACGTTAGGCAGATAGATAGCAGTCAGCTTGTCCTCGCTAACCATCAGCAGAGCACCAGCAACTTTCTTTGGAGCCAGTGAGTAACCCTGACCTGAATAGTTGATGCCACCAAAAGCACCCGTCATAGCAGCAGATGTCTTCTTCTCCATCAACAAGTCGTTAATGGTAGAGTGAACAGATGCAACCTGAAAGCTGATGTCGCTCTCTCCCTGCTTAACCTTAGAAGTCCAAGTGGTATCGTCAGTCAACTTAACCTCGTTCTTGTCAGGATCGCCAGTGTTAAAGGTTACACCATCAGCAAGAACAGGGAACTCCAAAGCCTGAGTCTGTGAGCCAAGTGCCGTGTTAGCGTCGGCAAAGTAGTAAACTCGGTTTACCTTGTCAAAAATCTGCTTTAGATTTTCTTTGTTTGTTACAGTAATTGCCATAGTCGTATTATTTTAATTGTTATACCTTAATTACAATCTTGAATTGCATAATAATGGAATGATACCCCATACCATCGGGTTTAGAGTCCGTGATAGTCGGTGTGTCGTTACAACTAATCAGTTCAGTATTGAACGGAAAAAGACCACTTACACCATCTATAAGACTTTCCATCCTCGTTATACTCTCTATGCCGTTGCTGATGTCCTTTGCAAAAAGGTGAAACTGCACATAGGCGATATTATGAGTGTCAGCATAAGGGTTAATGCCCTGTGGTAGTTTGATGATTACAAACTGATTGCTTGTCGATTTAACAGTCTCTCGGTTTGCCGTATGTACCTCACTGCAAATAGGCTTAACCATATTCACAAGTGCGGTCATTACTTCTTGTCTCTTATATCTGTTTGCCATAACTATTAAGTTTTGTATTCGTCGCAGTAAAGAGAAGTACCAAGATTGCCAGCATACGCATCGTTTATACTCAGCGTGAAACTGCCGTTTCTATCCGTTACATCAATGAACATTCCTGCAATGATACCGCCAACGACTGCACCACACTCTTTTCCTTGCTGTCCGTCTGGTGCTGCATCCTTATCGCCTAAGAGGTTGCCACCTACCAATGCGCCAAGTTGAATACGATAGTCACCTTTCAGAACATTCTCCGAACCCTTAAAGGTACGAATAGATGTGTTGCTTTCCTTACGGCATCTGCCCTCCCAAACTACTTTCTTCAATGCAGCAATCTGTTCCTCAGTCTCAAAGCCTGTAGGTTCAGTCATAGTGTATATGCTGCATCTATGAGGAAAGCGAGTAAAGCCGTTTGCAAGTCTGCCCATATCCGTTAGAATGTTTTAATTCGTATAGTAGAATTTCCGAGCAATGCTTCATCCCATTTAGCAAAGAGGTCACGATATTTCCGAAGCCACTCGTCAATGTTAGCCTTAGAAACAGTCCAACCACCCTCGCTATGAGACCAGCCACCATCAGAAACCTTTTCAGTAGCACCACCTACAGGGAGGTTTGACAGCCAGTAATACGCTGTACCTTCTGCCAAATCCACGTCTTTATCAGTAAGCACGGTGTATTCCTCACTTGATGATGAAGAAGATGTACCTGCATACTGAGGCAGCAGTTCATCGCCAGTCAGTTTGCGCTTTGCAAGCACATACCCAAGGCCTTCCTCAGTGAGTAACTGAGAAACGCCTTTGAGGTATTGTGTTATCGTCATAACCTTTGCCATAGGTTCATTCCTTTATCATTAGCCATTACTCGCTTGAACTTGAAGCCTCAGAAGAACTTGAAGCCTCAGCAGTATGCGGGGCAATGGTAGAGATATACATGTGCATAATAGCGCCAGGAACACAAATCTGTGCCATTTCGCCATTAACATTGATAGAGTGAGTGCGAGGCATATCCTCCTGCTCGATAAGCAGACGATTACCCATAGCGTAAGCCACCTTATCGGCATCGTAACCCATAGAAAGAGGCTGAACACCCTGAATACCACCCAACTTGCCAGTAGGAACAAAGGCAATGTTCTGTGGATCGAAGTTGTCAATCTTATCTTCTACGAGGTCGGGCAGACCGTTGGCATCAGTACCAACCTTGCTAACGTAAGCGTAGGTGTCCTGAATAGCAATCTCGTCAACCTTGATAATGCGGCGAACAGCCTCCTTAACAACATCGTCATCCATAAAGCGACCAATGTCAGCACGTGCGCTGTCGCTTGATACGTTACGATATACCCAATTAGCAAGAACACTCTTAACCTTGCTGTGCTCGCAGAAGTCATCCCAAGTGTCACGGGCAATCTCCATCTTAATCGGGCCTGCATAGTGCAAAGTGCGGCGGATAGTCTTAACTCGCTTCTCCAAGTAGCCAAGGGGATCAGAGTTTGTACCCTCAGTAGTGTGGTCTGGGTTAGTCCACCAACGAGCAGAGCCAGTCAGCACGTCTTTGTTAGCATCAGGCATATTAAAGCCGATAGTGATACCCTTCAAGCCACGAGGATTGTTGGTAGCGTTGATAGTAAACTCGCCCTTAGATACAATCTGATGACGCTGATGGTTCAGAGCGTTCCAGAAAGACTGAATCAGTCCGTCAGTACCCTCGTCAAGCAGACCAAACATTACCTCACGCATTTCGTCATCCATAACGGCATTGCCGTACTTCTGTACCAACTGCATCTTCTCACGGAGAATAGTGCGGTTAACAGAGTAGAACAACTTTTGCGTAGGTACGTTACCTGTAGCACCCTGCAACTGGCCGAGAGGCATTTCGTAACCCTCGCTCTCAGGATCAACATAAGTAGGCAGCACGGTTGCACCAACCTTTGACAGCATCTGTGCCCAAGTGTAACCAATGCTTACTGGATCAAACTCAAAGCCATCAATAGTGATAGCATTAAACTTTTCCTCGTATTTGTCAACGAATGTCTGCCAAGACTCGCCATACATACCGAGGTTAATCATGTCTCGCAGAGAAACTGGTATAGTTTTCATAATCTATTCCTTTCTTTTTTCGTTAGACATTAGTCAACCACACGGATTGACAGACCATTCTTCTGTGTCATACCCTTAACGGCAGCAGCGATAGTTGCAGCATCGCTGGCAGTATCGCCAAGCATATAACCATAAATCTCGCCCTTTACAATCACATTGCCAGTAGCAATAGTGTTTGCATCAGTAATAGGTGCATCTTCCTGCAAAAAGCCGATGATGTTGAGAGAATCTATTCCCGAACCGCTAATAGCAGACTTAACCTGTGCCCAAGTAAGAACCTTGATGTCCTTATCGTCTGCACCCTCTGTCGTGTCCTTAACAACCGCCATACCAGAACGGATAAGTTTTGCGCTAACGAAGTCCGAAACATTCTTAATCAAGAAACCGCCTGGAAGCTGTTCCTCAATACGGCGCCACACCTTACGTGCATGCCCCATAGCAAATGACTGAGCATCGAATGTATTGCCAGTCTGAAAAACCTGATTTGCCATTTTCGTTTCCTTTTTTGTTAAACAATCTTGTTACCTTTTGTGGCTTTGTGTATTACTTCTTACCCCAACCCTCTTTTTCTGCTTTCTTCTTGAATCGCTTGTCAAGTTCAGTTTCGGTATCGCCTCCACCACCACCTACGAATCTTGGAGTAGCACCATCACCTCGGCATTTGAGGTATTCTGCATCGTACTTAGCCAGATACTCTTTCGTGAGTTCTTCAACGGATTTCTTCGCGTCTATATCCACTCCTTCAAGAGTTTTTTCAAGAACGTAAATGTCGTTGGCTTTCTGTTCTTTCATAGCGGCTTTCACCTTTGAGAGAATTTCAGCCTTTTGCTTTGCGCTATCGCCATTGTCAAGACGCTCTTTGAGTGCGGTAATCTGCTCTTTAAGAGCCTTTACTTCCTCGCTCTCTTGTGGTGTCTTAGGTTCAACCTTTACACCATCAATGAGTTTCTTAACCTCGGCAAGTTGCTCGGCTGACAGGTTCTTGAACGTGTCCTCAGTCAGCAAGTTTTTCTTTGCTTCTGTGAACTTTGTTGAGAAGTCGTGATTGAACTGACCTTGAAGTCCTGTAAAGAACTCCTTTGCCTTAGAGAAATAAGCCTCGTCAGGCTCTGCACCCTCGGCTACGGGGTTCAACTCAATGTACTTCTGGATAGTTTGTGCTGAAAAGTCGGTGTTTCCGAGTTGTTCCTGCACGGTAGAAACGATTTTTTCGATTTCCATAATTCAAATATTTAAGTGTCAAATTTGATGCTAAACAAAAAGAGCCATAACCCTCACGGGCTACAGCTCTTGGCTTGATTTAAGTTAAATTTATACGAAATAAAAGAATTACTCAACTCCTATTATATCTGCCTTAACGTAAGTTCCGCATCGCCTACATTTTATTCGTAGTATTACGGTTCCGTGAAGATACTCTATATCTCCGAGTTTTTGCTGACACTTAGGACACGTTATAAAGTGTCGTTTCTTCTGTGTCTGGTCGCTGTCGGCTTTAACTTCTACACGTATCGGCATATAAATTTGTTATCCTGAAACTATCTTTTTACAGCGCAAAAATAATGATTTTTTCGCAAATAACAAATATTTTACCTAAAATTTTAGGCAAAAATTAGTGAAAATGCAAATATTTTGCTAATTTTGCCACTGATATATAGTGATTTACGCAGGATGACATTGAATTTTTCTGAACCGATTACGAGTTTGCCACCTGAGTTAAAAGAGCGTTTTACTCAAAGGCTATATGAAGAAAAGGCGAATAATGGGTTACATATTCTCGATGAAGATGATGTAGAGGTTATTCGTCAGCAACTTCGTAAGCATCCCAATCCCCGCATTACTGCAACTCAGGCAAAAGGACAAACCGATATGCTGCCGACGGAGGCTGACATCTCCATCGTGGGAGGTTCGCGCGGTGGGGGTAAGTCATACGTCCTGCTGATGAATGCGCTATACGACATCACAAACCCAAACTTCCGTGCTATCATTTTCCGTAAAGATTTGGATGACTTGTCGGATATTATAGATACATCTTACGAACTTTTCAACGAGTACGGAACTTATAACCGAGCCAAGAACGATATGACTTGGAACTTCTATAATGGCGGTTGGCTTACTTTCTCATATCATAATATGGAGTATGACGATTTCCACGATAGATACCAAGGTAAGCAATATCCGTATATCGCAGTTGACGAGATAACGCAGATGTCGTATAAGAAGTTCAAAGTGCTTTCTATGAGTAACCGTTCTGCTTACGGCATACCTACACGTATCGTTGGCTCTTGTAACCCTGATCCCGACTCTTGGGTAGCAAAGTTCATTGAATGGTATATAGACCAAAATACAGGATTACCTATTCCTGAGAGGGCAGGAGTTATCCGCTACTGCTGTATGTTGGGTGATGATATTTCGCAAGTGTCGTGGGGCGCAACGAGAGAGGAATGTTTTGAGAAAAACAAGGCAGAGATTATGGCTATGTGGAAACCCGAATATGACGAGTATGGTAAGCCACAGGACTTGTTTATCCGTTCTGCTACGTTTATCCCTGCAAAGTTGACTGACAACCACGCTCTGATGGATAGCAACCCTGAGTATCTTGGTATTTTGTTTAACCAAGACGAAGAAACAAAGGCTCGTTTTCTCGATGGCAACTGGAAATACAAGTCAGCAGGTGATGATGTTATCAAAATGGAACACATGGAGAGGTTCTACAACAATTCCGAACAGTTGGGTGACGGTATGAACTACATCACTTGTGACGCTGCCTTTGACGGAGGCGATAAGTGCGTTTTCTGGCATTGGGTAGGAAACCATATTGCTGATGTTGAGGCTTGCAGCTTGGATAGTAAGGCTACCATTCAGTTTGCAAGGGAGTTGATGACTCGTTGGAAAGTCCGTGAAGATAGATTTGCCTATGACTTGATAGGTACAGGTCAGGTGTTCAAGGGCTTCTTCCCGAAAGCGATACCATTTAATGCAAAAGAAGCAGTTGACGAGAAGTACAAAGGTATGTACTACAATCTAAAGGCTCAATGCTTCACTTACTTTGCAGACCACATTAAGGATGGTACATATTCTATTGCCCCTGAGTTGTTAGAGCGTAGGTTTAGCGGAAAGAACTACACCAATAAGACGCTGAGAGAGTTGCTTAACGAAGAACGCAAGTGTATTCGCTTTAGAGAAGATGATCCAACGAGAGTTATCGACAAGGTAAAGCAAATGAAGCGTATTATACATCGCTCTCCAGACTGGATAGAGGCTGCAACGATTAGGGAGATTTTCAATATCAAGCAGATAAGCCATGCGCCTAAGAACTTAGGTTTGATTACAGGTGCTACTGAGCGTCAGGTAAGGCGAGGTGGCTTCAATCCTTTTGCGAATATGAATGTTAGGAGAAATATTAACAGAGGGTATAGGTGGTAGTGGGAAAAACCCACAATCCCCACTCACCCTATAAAACCCAAAGTATTATGAATGTAAACGATTTATTGACGAAGAAGCCGTTTTACAGGCTACAGAACAGCGGTTTATCCACTAAGCAGGAGAAAACGGGAAATGTTGCCTCTCTACGTTATCTGGAGAAGCCACAAGTAGGTATGCTGATGACGCAGACGGACTTTTTAGAAGAATACTATCCGTCAGCGCACAAAATCAATTCGGAGTTTTTCTTTCCTGAGTCTTACAACTATGGCGAGGTTATTACTGAGGATGGCGAGAAGATGGAAACGATGTACCGAGAGGAAACGTTCCGTGTTTCCGTTCCTTTGCAAAAGGTAGTAGCCTTGCAGCATCTTGTTCACTTGTACGGAAACGACATACACCACGAATTAGCGGACAACAAGGTTTCTAATGAACTTAACGACCAGTTTATGCGCTTTCAGATGGGTTGGTTGCAGAAGAACATTGATATTGCCATCTATGATGCTGGTCGTTCAGAGGAAATCACGGCAGATAAGGCTATCGTGTTCTATATGTATAACAAGAAGTGCTATACTAAGGTGCTTTCGTTCCTCAATGGCGATACGCTATATCCGCACTATGATATGGTAACAGGTCGTATGAATATGTTTGCCCGCAAGTTCTCGTCTTACGATGAAGAAAACAAGGTTGTAGCCATTTGGGTAGAGGTGTGGGATAATAAGTATCTATATCGCTACAAGCAGTCTCAGGTAGGATTGAAGGGTGTAGCCAACAAAGCAAAGAAAGCGTTAGGACTTGATGCCTTTGAGTTGGTATCAGAACAAGAGCATGGTTTCCCCGAACTGCCTGTAGCCTATGGTCGAGCAAAGGATAACGGCCCTGGTTGGAATGATGTGCAGTATCTTGCTGATGAAATAGAGGTGGCTCTGTCTTATTGGGCAAAGGCTTGTGCTTCTACTGCTAACGATGCCTATATTATGAAAGGCGATAATGTTGACATCAAGGGCGATCCGCTTGGTCGTGTTCGTGCTTTCACGATGGGTAAGGATGATAGCGTAGAGTTATTGGAGAAGAAAACAGGTGGTGACTTCTTCAAGTCTTACGTTGAGCGATTGTATAAGGAGTTCTTTAGAGGCTCGTTCACGGTTGAGACGCCTGAATTAAAGTCTGGCGATACCCCTGCATCTACCATTAAACTGATTTATGCACCTAACCTTGATTTGGCTATGACGCAAGCGAAAGACCAACAGGATTTCATCAATCAGGTTAGACACTTGTTCTGTATCGGTTATGGTATTGAACTTGGTAAGATTAGCGAGTTAGAGCGTCTTGAAGAACATATATTGTCGTACATCGTGCCGTTTGTTCACGAAGATACGGCAGGCAAAGTCGCTAATTTGGTTGCTCTTAAAAATGCGGGATTGATTTCTACCGAGACTGGAGTTGAGCAAAACCCATATTGCACCAATGCCGAAGCGGATAAGATTTTCAGAGAGCAGAAACAAGAACAGGCAGCAGATAGGCTATACCAACTCAGGACTGGCGCAACAGCAGAGTAGGTTAGTTCCTATATATAATAAGAGAGGTGTCGTAACTGGCACCTCTCTTATTTCTCTCAGCACTAAGACTTACTTTTTCTTGCTCAAAGCCTTATACTTCTTAACTTCCTCGTTTACCGTGAAAAGTCCGCAGATGGTAACGATAGCCGTACCAGCGACAGTGATAGACTCGTCAATAGCTGTTGCGTGAGCACATTCAAAGTAATCTACCAGACCGATTGACACTGACTACACAGCAGCGATGATAATTGAAATCAACGTAAAAAGTTTCTTGCTCATTTTTGTTAATACTTTAAGTTAATACTATATCCAATCAATGATTGTTTGTCCTTTATATCCTTTTCTCCATACATACCAAGCGTATGATACGGCAGAGCCTCCGTGTTCTCTCATATACTCAAACTCAGCATTTTTGGCACAAAGCACACGTTCCGAGAATTGTAAAACTTTTTCGGGGGGGTAATTTTGAACAATCTATTATAGCGTTGTTTACCCTCTAAGAATGTAGTCTTTAGAAACATACAAACGAGACCGCCCATAGGGACTAACTCCAATGCGTGAAGCACAAACTCCAAAGCATACTTGTAAGGTGGGTTAGTGACGATAGCAAAGTTTTCGTTTGTCGGTGGTGTAAGCATTTCAAAGAAGTTCTGTTGCTCTCCGTAACCTCTATCCACTATATCGTAAGACATAACATCGTGCCCAAACTTCTTTAGCCTATCCGATAAGCAGCCAGTACCACAAGCGGGTTCTAAGATGGTGTAAGGCAAGTCTATCTTCTTCTTCAAAGCATCAATAGCCTCTGGAGAGGTTGCGTAAAAATCGTGTTCTTCACGATCCTTATTTGTATGATTGCTTGCACCAAGCGTAGCAAACACACTTTTCTTATTTCCGTTCCAGTCCTTGCTCATTTCTTCTGCCTATCAAATCGTATTGCCTTACTCCACTGGTCTGCCTCACAATCTCCGTTAGAAGCATCATAGTATCGAACAAACACTCTCGCACCCTCAAAGGCATACACATTAACCTTGCTTTCGTGTCTGCAATAGACTGTGATAGCCTTAAAGCCTTTAGCAATAATGGTAGCCTCGCAGTTGCCTACAAAGACATAGTAGCCGTTCTGGGCATCCTCAATAGTCACCTTTTCGTCAAGATAGATATTATGCCTGTGCAAGTCCTCCTTATTGAAGTTCTTACGGCAGAAATCAAGTGGAGGATAGTTGTTTTTCACAACGAAGTCGAAGCCTCTAATATACTTATCGAGAAGCTCGTCTATATTCGTATCGTCTGCCCATTCCTCAGTCCATTGCTGACAGAGTGGGGTAGGCTGACTGCAAGCCAACTCTCTTAATACTATGCTTAATTCCTTTTGGTTCATACTATTCTATGTTTACTCCTACATCTTGTTTCATTCCATTACCGAGAATGTTGCCTAAGTTCACCCAGCCAGCATTAGCACCATCGCCATGCTCTTTAGTCCATTGCTCGTTAGCATCCTTAATCTGCTTAGTATCAGCCTTAGTATTATCAAACTCGCCTTTCTTCTTTTTCTTCTTGTCTTTTTTAAGGTCGTAGTCCACTACAGAAACATCAGACGCTATCAATTCTATCTGTGCGTTAGTCATCACGCAGTTCATATAGTAGCCTGGCTTAGTAATCGGGATGCCTAAAAACGTCAAAGGCTGCATCAGCCAAGGGTGCTTTTGCGCTATTTCCCATCTTTGCCCATACGAAGTTCTTGAAGGGTACGCTCTGCTTCCGCTTTCGTCATCTGTTTCGTCGTGTCCTTTAGTGCGGTCAGTAACATTGTAGCGTTCAAGTAAGCCACCGCTACCTCCTGAGCCGTTTTTTTTTGAGCCGTCTCGATAAGCGGAGTCAGCTCTTTTGCGTTATACTGCTTGATGTAATAGAACCATCGCCATACAAGCCAGTACCAAAACTTACACTTCCAGAAACTACCAAGAGCGATAAGGGCAGCAGCCTGACAGATAATCTTGCTGTCGTTACCATCTTTAAGCATCAAAGATGTTATCCACTCGTTAGTAAATGGGTGCAGCCAACGTACCTTGAAGTTCTTACCACGAACAGTTACGTTATCAGCCCAATTCTGCCTAACCGACATCTGCAACTTTTCATCTTCTCTTGTAGCCTCTCCAATGGGCTTAACTTTCTCCTTGTTCATATTCTCGTTTATTAAATCGTTTACAACCTAATTGTGTAAGTAATACGCATTTGCTTTCCATCCAATAAGGGCAGGTGCCGAGCGTTGGTTCTCCGTGCAAGTTCAGGGTATGAAATCGTTTTACTGGTGTACAGTGAACGCACTCGCCACATCTGCCTTTGGGTGTCTCGTCATCTATTCTTCTCTTTCCCATTCAATACTATTTCGTTATACTCAGCATCAGTCAATACACTCCAGATGCCTTCTTCTCCCTCGCAGAGCCAATCGCCCTTGTGAGCCTTGATATACTCCTGACGATTATTCCACTGATACAGCAGATACTCCAAAGAGCCGTCATCCGTCTTATGGCAAGAGAATACGCACGGCAGTTTCATTATGCCCGTTACGTTATCGCCAATCTGTATTGCTTGCTTATAGTTACTCATACCTTACATTTTAATTTCTTCAAATCTCCACTGACTTCTGCCTAAAGCATTATGCTTGCGGATAATATGCTTAATCAACTTTCTTCTCAACGTGTAGTCAGGTTGCTTCATCGTGATAAAACTCTTAACCTCTAACATCACATACTCGTTAGTCTCTAAGTCGTAATAGAGAAAATCGGGTGTGTAGTGCGCAGCCTTCTCGTCTATTATCTTCTTCTCAATACGTTTTACCTTAGTCTTTAACTGCTTTTCTTCGACCACTATATCAGCGATCTCAGGAATAATCAAGAAGTGATAGGTGTTTCTACGCAGTCCGCTAATCAAGCCAGCCTTTTGCAGTAAGCCGTACTTCTGTTCGACAACTTTTTCTACCTTGCTGTCGTAAGCACCCTGCTTCTTAGCACCAAACTTATTGTAACCTCTATTGAACATACTACACCAAACAACCTTTAAGTGAGTTAATCTGACGCTGACCTCGCTTTGTAGGATTTCCGTTACTATCGCACTCTACCAAAACCCTTGTGCGGTTGCTAAGAGTAACGTAACGATAACCACAAGACTTCTTCTCAATCTCCTGTTGCTGTACTTTAGCCAAGGCTTTCAATCCTCTGGCGATATTCTCAGCGTGTTCTACTTGGGCAGTTATAGACATAATTTTTGCACTTTTATTTTTTAATTTCGACTTTATACTTTTCGCCCTTTACCTCCGAAAGATTAGGAGGTGTGATGTAAAAAAAGAAGGACTTTCTTAATTCTACACTATAGCAGTAAGTAGGGTGCTCCAATTTCAGTCATTCACCTTTCGCTTTATCAATTTACCCTTTCGGGCTTCGGTTTGACCTGTCGTCAGGGCTGGACGTTGCAGGATTAGCGTCTTACTACTTCTAAAGGTGCTTTTTATATTTTGGGTTTTACTCGTTTTTGAGTGGCAACTTATGGAACTCTTCACAAAACGCCTAAAAAGGGCGAAGCCCCGCAACCGTTAACAGAGAATTGGTTGCAAGGGCTTCTATATCGTGAGGCTTTCGCCTTGATACTCTAATATGTCTGCTTTCGTCTCTGTTCGATTGCGATGCAAATATACTTGTATTTTCATAATTCTCCAAATGTTATACAAGTATTTTAGTATAAATTAACACTAAAATGCAAGTATATGCCTTTTTAGAGCCTTGGAACTTTGGTATAGACAGCAAAGCAGACGCAATTAGTGTGATATGGAGGTAGGCTATCTTTATCGTTCACATCAAAGAATATTCCTGTATGGCTATCGCAAAGGTCACACGGGAATGAACTACCTCTTAGTACATAGTACCCAACCGCACCGCCATCTATCTTGTCTAACCACTGCCAGTAAGTCCACGCATCGGCAACAGCATAACTTAATGCTCTCTCTATGGCTAACAAAGACGATGTAGCGTTACCTCTACCATAGTGAGGTTCCACAAAGTCGTACTCATTTGAAATCTCACCATTTGCCTGTTTTTCCCTGGCTTCTTCAAGCACCTCGTTCTCCCAAGGTCGCTTTAGGCTCTCCTTGATGCTTTTCAGCAACACTTCCTGACCTTTTCCGAGTAGTGTTCCAGCAAGATACACTGCAAACACCTCATTAAAGAATGTCTCAGCACGTTTTCTGATACGACCTTCAAGAGTATCTCCGTTTCGCTCTCCAGTCATATAGGCGATGATAGCATCTTTTCTGTCATGCGTATCTACCGCCAGTGTCTCGCAGTCGCTTAGTAGTTGTTCCACAAGGCTGTTTATGAGTGTCTGAATATCCTCGTCACTTGCTTTGCTGAACAGGGCACTAAGGAGATAGGCAGCGTAGATAGCCAGTAAGTTTTCGATGTCTTTCTCCATCGAACGTTGGTTACGCAGCCGATCCTTTAGATAAGCCTTTGCTTCTTCAAGTTCTTCTTCGGTGTAGTTCATTATTTGGCTTCTTCATCCAGTTTCTCCAGTTCTTCTTCAACCTCTCGCATTTCTACCACCTCTTTTAAGGCTTCTTCATCCTCTTTCTTGGTAGGTTTCTTCTCGGCAAGGCTCTGCTCATAGTCGTTCTGCTCTTTTAGCAACTTAGCAACAACCTCGCAGAAAGGCATCTGCTGTTTAGTAGAGAGAGCCACCAAATCGTGCATATAAGAGGTAGTGATAAACATAACGGTAATCAGGGAGTGCAGATACTCCTTAACATTCTCGTTCTCCGCAGCCTGCTTCATAATGTTCAGCATAGAAGCAAACATCATAGTGTCCTCTCGCCAGCGTACACTCCAGTTCTGTGCAACGCTTTTCAACACCACATAAGAGCCGTGTGCGTTAGTATCTACACCAAGCAGATAGTTTCCAATCTGCAACCACTTGTTTTCGTTCTTCTTACTCATTTCTTAAATTGTTTGAAATCGTTATACGTTATCTTGAATAAGCCTATCTCCGAGGGCATGGCAAGAAGATACTCCAAGAGCATATTCGTCTTTTGCCCATCATCGCCCAGGCGGTCATCAATGAGTTTAATCATATTGTACCACCAGTCGCTATCGGCACAAGCATCATCGGCATCCTTAATCTCGTAGATAGGCAATGCAGACTTCTCAGCCCATTTCTTTGCAGCAGTAACGTGCGAGAGCATCTGCTTGAAATTGTACTTGTCGTTTTGAGAGAAAGCCACACCGAGACCAGAAAGTTCTTCTTCCATATCCATCAGTGCGCTATTGGCAGCATCGGCAAGAACAAATGCGAGGTTATTGAGTATCATACCACGCTGTACCTTTTTGTGTATAGCCTCTCTGCTCAGTCCGCACTTGGTAGTCATATCGAAGCGGTCAATCATAGCCTCGATGTCGGCATCCACTTTTGCTTGTCTTTCTTCTTTCTTCATCGCTTAAAGATTGAATAGACGCTCAAACAAGTTGCGCTTTCTCAGTCTTTCGACCTCAGCAGCACGATCAGCAGCAATCTCCTTATGGAACTCCACCTCAGAATCAAGAAGCGACACTTTCTTTAGCAGCTCGCCATTAGTCTTGATTACCGCTTCCTCTCGCATAAGAACCTCGTTAAACTTAGCGATAGGCACTGCATTACCCATACCTTTTTCCAACTCGGCTATCTTAGCCTCTAATGCTCTCACTTGCGCAACCGTAGGGCGCACTCTTTTTTTCTTTTCTGCCATAATTTAACTGTTTTTGATGTTATTGATAAGTTGTTTTTCTTCCTCAGTAGGAATATCGTCTCTCGTCTCAAAAAAGCCTTTGCCGCCTCTGCCAAAAGCACCAAGACCAGCAGACTTTTTCCAATGCGAGGTGTCTAAGCCTGCCTCCAGAGCTATAGCAAATACTTCCTCGTCAGTCATTTCGTCAGGAACAACCTGACACCAATCGCCAATCTGTTCTTCCTCACGACTATACTTACGATACGGCCAGCCGTTATACTCCATACGCTGATTGAATACCATACGCAGGTATTTCAGTTCCTTATGAATACGCTGATTGATACGTTTCTGCTCGTCATTCGCAAGAATCATATTTGCTCTCAGCACACCGCAGCAACCCTCTATATCATACAGAGGTTTCTCACGGAAAGCCTTAGTATATTCCTTGAACTTACCCTCACGCATCAAACGCTGAATAACCGTCAGTCCTACTCCAGTGTAGATGCTGAGAGACTTCTGAGAGCAAGCATAAAGCACTCCGTCATAAATCATTGTAGTGGCTCTCGGTTCTTTATCCCTAATCTTCAACATCTGCTGTTCACGTTTCAGCGCAGCGATAGTCTTATCTCCATATACGGCAAAGGTAATGCCTGTCGATGTGCGTTTCTTCTGAAACTTACCCTCGTTCTCCAGAGAATACGAAAAAGCGCTCTTAGGGATAGGTGGCAGTTCGTTTGCAGTACACCATCGGGAATAGCGTCTATACAAGTCAGCAAGGCGCATCCACGACAGGGGAGAAAGTTCTACACCCTGCAAGCGTGGTTTATATCCGCACGTATCCATAAATTTCAGCGCAGAATTATATTGTGTTCTCTCCGTGATAACGATACGCTCAAAATTGAGGTCAGTAGGCAGTTGGTAGCCGTTACGGATAAACTTCTCCCTGCCTTCCAATATCCAGTTAAGGATAGCAGGATATTCAGAGATCAGTTCGTCATTCAGCGTCTTGTTCTGCTTCTCAGGTGGGATAGTGACATTAAACGGAATAACATAGATACGTCTGAGTAAAGCGTCATCCTGCTTATTAAAGATAGGAATAGCGTTAGCATTAGCCATCAAAAGAGGGATATTCTGAGCATAGAACGGATAGCCGTACAATCGTCTCGCAGGAACTTTCTCGCCAGACACGATAGCCTTTAACCTCGCACTCTTTTTATAGAAGTCCGTAGTCTCCATTTCAGTACAGTAGTTCAGTCGCTTTCCGTTGACCTCAGCAACAGCCATATCGCCCTCGATGCCTCTCGCACATAGTCTGCCCACCTCCTGAGTGGTAACATACTCGTCACCTAATACACCGCAGACAGTCTTTTGTATCACGCTCTTACCATTGGCACCTTTACCAAGCAAAATCAATATATGCTCAATCTTAACTTTCTGCCTATCGACAAAGGTAGCACCAAGGAACATCTGTAACACATCTTGCAAGTAGGCATCAGGTAGTACCTGATTTAAGAACTGATACCATAGGAAAGTCTTAGCATCGGGATTGTACTCATAGTCCACTGCCCACATCTGAACATATTTCCTATCAAACTTACGATGAAACTCGCCTCTCTCCACATCTAACACACCATTACGGAATATCATAATGGAGTTACTGAGGTTGATTGGCTTAGAGTTTACTGCATTAAGGCAGTCGCTATACAAGTCCTGTAACTTAGATAAATCAGAGTCAGGTAACTCTATCTGGTTGGCTATGATATTATAGATAGCCTTGAACAACTCCGACTTAGATATAGGCTCATACACCTTACCGCCGAAGAAGTACATTAAGCCGTTGAAGAAACCAAGGGAACTATCGTCTATGGTACGGCAGATGATACGCTTTACCTTACCTCGTCTGTCCTCTTTCTTCTTCATCGCTTTCAGCTTCTTAATCTCTACTCCGTCATCGGCAGTCAATAACTCCCATAACTCACGGGTGAGACGCTTAACATTTTCTTGCTGCATATATATCTATTCTCTATTGAAATGATAGCCGTAACGCTCTTTGAACATATTATCAATGAAATCAGGAACCCTGTCCTCTCTCTCCTGGTTCAACTCCAGTAAGCCTACATAGTAATTAAAGGCAGTAAGGAAATTCTTATCAGTAGGCTTCTCGCCACCCTCAATATGAAATCTCCTTTGCGCATATTGAAGTTCACACACTAAACGGTGGTTATGCGTGAACTCAGCAGTATTGCCCCATACTAAGAGCATAGCGCAGATAATGGCGCATACCTCAGTAGAAACAATGGGAATACCACTCTGTAACGATGCACTATACATCGCCCAGCGTTCTTTGTATTCCTTTGTGTCTAATATGCTATTCATATATAATGTATAAAACTTCGCTAAATAAAACCCACAATGAGAGATGTGGGTAGTCAGTCTTTCCTGACAGCCAAATGTACGGCCGATCTCACGTAAACTACGCTTGACGGTAAAACTTTTGTTGTAATCAGCATAACGCTATTGAAACATTCATCAGAAGCCTTGGTAATAAGACACTTTGTGATTGATAGCAACGCATTAATGCGAAGCACCAAATCGTTTCCGATACAGTACTATTCGCCATAAACACGGGACTCGCACCCGCCCGACCTCCTTTTAGGCCGTATTTAAGTTTAACGAATATTGTTCAATATGTTCTCTCTCATGCAACGGACTATATAGACCATTGCGCTGACTCTGCAACGCTTTGCATAGTGGGATATTCAGGAATCGAACCTAATACACCAGCATCGTGAAGACAAGGCTCACAAGTGGTTTAACCATCGGAAAGTCGCGCACATAAACTATCCATACCCCCTCAAAAAGTGGCACATACTTCACAATATATGCCACAAAGAAATAATCATATTAACCAATAACTAAAAACCTAAAATCATATACTTGCAAAGGTATATCGCCATATACTTGTGCTTTCGTCTGCAAATATAATATCATTACCTGAAATTACCAAATGTCTTTAACGTCATTTTTCATAAAAATACACGATTTTATGTATTTACTACCCACTTTACAAAGTTTTTTGATACCAAATACATACCCCAATACACTACTTTTTAGCAGAAAATCTCGCTGAAAACCAAGCACTTAACGAAAAAATAATGTATTTGTGTAGTTAGTGCATTTGCCCATTCTTCTTTATAAAAGCAGTTTTAACAAAAAATAATATTTCAAAACACTTTTTACTACACAAATACACCTCTATAAACATAACAATTTGATAATCAGTAACAAATAAACAAAAATCCTCGTGAATTTAACCTCAAAAACACTAAAATAATATAAACAAAATACATAATAATGCAGATTATAAACCTGTTTGCAAAACAATTTAATACAATATCCAGACATCTATACACAAAACAACAATCACAAACAATATACAACCGTTCAAAAGTGTAAAAACATAAAACAATCACAACAACTGCACAAACATATTACATAACACAACAAAATAAGAAAAAAATTGGAAGAAAAATAAAAATTTGGAAAAAAATTTTGAGAAGGAATGAAAGCGCTTTGTATTGTGTTGCCTTGGGGGGTGGGGGTATATCCGTACAGGGGCACAACCTTGTATCTTAGTGGGTTGGGTTAAAAAATAGGCTAATTTATTGAAAATCAGCCTATTTTATTAGTATAAAATTCGCTTTTCGCCTACTCTTCGCCATTTTCGCAAATTTGGCGGGCTATTTTCATAAGTTCACAGGCTCTGCAACGGCTTCGCCAAGGCAAAAAATACCTTCTTTTTTCTTCTTCTACCTTGGCTTCTTCTTGCTTCATACGCTGTAAATCGGCTATTTGCATAAATATTGCTGCCTTTTCTTTCCCGCTTACCTGACGGGCAGATTCCCACAATTTTTTTAGAATGTACGATTTATCGGAAATCTTCCTTTTTTCTTCTTCTGTCAGTTCGTCTTGTTCTTGTGCTGCGTTTGCTTCCGCCTTTGCTTGTGCTGAGTTTGTTGGCTGTCTGTGTTTGAAACGCTGCAATAATATTGTACTGGCGGGGTTGTTCTGTATAAAGTCGTTGGCTTTGCTTCTTTCCTGTTCCAGTTCTGCCCTTTTCTTTATTCCGTGATCGTAAATGACTCTGTATGCCTCGCCTCGATCTGCCCCGCTTGCTACTAAGCGGATGAATAAAATATCTCTTTCGTTCAGGTTGTAAGTCTTTGCGAGTTTTAACGTATCTTCTGTCCATTCCATAACCTTTATTTTTTAGTGATTTTGTGCAAAGATAGTGAGATAATTTGATATATTTGTAAGGATATACGAAAATATACTATTATTTTAGCAAAAAGTTGGCGAAAAGTTTGCGTAATTCATAAATAATATGTATCTTTGCAATGTAAATAATAAACGAAGTTGAACAATAAATTTAAAGATTATGAAAACAATTAAGAATTTCATTGAGTATTGCGGTGAAAGTGTCGGTGCACTTGTTCGCCCTGTGAAGAACCAAACAGGTTTGGAGGTTGCCGATTTTTGGCAAGAATTGGAAAATGTATCTAACAGTCCTTGCGGTGCTGCGGGTGGTTTCTGTGGCTTTGTGTATTATTCAGACACTTGCGCATTTTGGCGCAAAAATCGCAAAGTAATAACTAATTGTATGCAAGAACTTGCCGAAGATTTAGGCGAAAATTTGCTTGGCTTGGTGTGTGGTTTTAATGGTCTAAAAGACTACGAACAAGACGAGATCGGGCGGGCTTTGTATGGCAATTATAACGAAGATTTAACACATATATATAATATCTTTGCTTGGTTTGCCCTTGAGGAAGTAGCGAACAGATATTCGGATTGGGTGTACGAAAATGATTTATAATATGTTTCTATGTTATATTATTGGGGTACTTGGTTACGCTGTAGCCAGTACCCGCAATTTAAGAGACTGGAAAGCGGTATTTAATAACGTAAAAGAATAGGTTATGAAAAAGAATATTATAAAAGGTCGTATTATTTCGACACGTTATAAAAGTACGAGTTACTACGGAAACCCTAAATATTTTGTATCTTTCGAGAATGTAGAAACAGGCGAATATTTTAGAGGCGAGACGGCTAACAATGCAGCGTGCGCCTATGGCATTAACAATTCAGAGTTTAGGAAACCCTGTAATATTACCTATCATATAACACGAACAGGTAACGTTATAGTAGATTTTATCAGCAAATAACGGCTTTTTATCCGCTTTCCCTGATAACTACAAGGCAGCCGAATAAAACGCTAACAGAGGCAAAAGAAACGAAGTAAAATTAAAAGTTTTAGTTATGAGTTACAAAGTATCTTACACCGATAACGGAAACTTTATACAGGGAGTTATCAAAAGGAATGAATTAACCGCCTTTTTACTTGGCTTGTGTTGTTCTGTGAATAAATTAGGGCGCAGCGTTTCGGGGCTTACGATTGCGAGCGCAAACGCAAACGCTTAAATACTGGAGGGCTTAGTTATGTTGTATTTCTTTAAGTTGTACGGCTACACAAAGAGCGTAAGAGCCGTGAGCCGTTACAACGCATATTTAACCGCACGACAATTAGGTTATAAAGGCAAAATAGAAGATATTAGTATATTTCACTAAATCGGGGAGGACAAAGTTATGAAGAAAGACGAAATTACAAATAATGTACTGGAGTTATTAGAGGCTAAAGATGCGGTATTAACTTGCCTGAACGATCCCGACATTATAGTAGGAATGCGCGGGCTTTCGTACTGGGCGGATAGAGTCGAAACGCTACGCAAAGAGTTAAGAAATAATTTATAATTCATAATCTTAAATAAAGGGCTGTAAATTTATCGTTGTATCCGCAGCGAAAGCGGACAGCCCACGAAACAAAAATACAAACATTATGGCAGACATCAAGACAATACAAACGAAGTGGAACGCAGCCGACAAAATACAGGGGCTTGCAAATGTTCTCACGTTGGCGGATGGTACGCAAGTATCAGGACATTATTATTTAACGTGTTCAGGGGCTTGCACAGCGTCTCACGATGCGCTAAAAGGCTTTGCACCCTCGGAGGGTTTCCCAACTGACGAGAGAGGCGCAAACGTGAACGATAGAGACTACCAACGAGACACAGACGCACAGCGTATCACACGCACGATTGCGGATAATTACGACAGCAGAGCGTTACAAAGTCCTGTAATAGTGTCGGGCGATGGTGTAGTATTGTCGGGTAATGGTCGCACTATGGCGGGCGAACTGGCAGCGCATAATGGCACAGACAAAGCGTATATAGACTATTTGCGTACATATTGCGAAAATTATGGATTTACGCAGTCGCAAATAGACTCTTTCGCAAGCCCTCGCATACTATTTGTATTATCGGAGGCTCTGCCGTACTCTGTAGCCACTTTCGCACGTTTCAACGCACAGGAAATGAAAAGCCAGAGCAAGACTGAACAGGCGATAAAGTACGGCAAACTGATTGACAATGCAACATTCGGCAGAATTATAGCCACTATTAACGCATTTGAAACGCTTTCAGACTTTTACGGATGCACAGAGGCTGCAACACGCTGTATTAACGAATTGCGTACTATTGGCATTATTTCAAATATGCAATATGCAGAAATGTTTGATGGCGATAGTATCAGCCTTTCAGGTCGTGAAGTTTTGGAAAACGTGTTAATCGGCAAAGTGTTTGCGCAAGATCCTGACGCAGCACGAAAGATTACATCTTATAAGAATATCCGTAAATCGGTTATTATCGCTTTGGGAGAGGTCAGCAATAATTTAGTATTGGGCGAAGATTACACCCTTTGCAGCGAATTGCAACAGGGTATTGCGTTAGCGTATCAGGCTCGCAAAGAGGGCGATTACAAAGACGGAGAGCGTGTGAGTGCCTTTGCCCGACAAATGAACTTATTTGGCGGTGGTACTATTGCCGACTATCAGAACGCAGCCGTTTTGTTACTGGCTGACATACTGAACGACAAAAGGGATGCACAATTAAAGAAGTTATTAGCCGTATATAACCATCAGGCAATAGACGCAGCAAGCGGACAAACAGATATGTTCGCAGCCAACGGCATTAAGACGAAAGCGGAGATACTGGAAGAAGTAAATACCATTTTCGCATTAGGAACGGCAAAAGAGCAAAAAGAAGCCGTTTCAGACGCAATCGAGGCACGTTTGGATAAATCTATTTTCCTGACTGACGAACAACTCTCTAAGGTCGTTAAAGGCTCTTACGTTGAGTATGTTTGCAAGTGCGGAGATACTATTATTTGCAAAGTCGATGCAGTCCGCAAAGGTATTGCCTACCTATTGGCAAAAGGCGGTGCAAAGTTATGGGCGAATGTTGCAGAACTAACACCTACGGCAGACCATAATTTGAGTTTGCCAGAATGGATAAAGACTGGCAACGTAATTACGGATGGCACAGCGTATCAGCGTATTGCAGCCGTTACGGATGGCGCAGTAATACTGGAGTGGATAAATGGCGGGTATTTCGATGTTCAGATTTCTGCCGTTTTGCAGTCATGGGAGTTATCGGATAGCGAGTTTTGCAGAATTGAAGAAGTAGCATAAATTTAGTATTAACAATTAAATATTTAAGATTATGGAGATTAAACAAGCAATTTCGCTGTATTTGACCGCAAAGGCATACAACGATCCAAACTTTAAGGCAAAGTTTGAAAACAAGAACAAGAACTTAGACGAGTGTGTTTTATACATTCAGGCTAAGATGTTTGAGAAAGTGAAGAACCAAAAGGATAATGATGCAGCGTGTGTCGTACCCTCTGACGATGAAGTGTTCGGACTGGCTGAACAATACTATATTGACGAAGATTTGAAAGTCGATGGCAACACGTTCAATAACGTAAAGGTCGTTTCTCTCTCTGCAACCTCTTTCACGGATGAAGAAAAAGAACAGATGCGCAAAGACGCAATCCGTGAGTATCAGGACAAAGTTATCGCAGAACAACGCAAGAAAGACGAGGAACGCAAGGCAAAGGCTAAGGCTGCAAAGGAGAATAAGCCCGCAGCACCTATCCTTGTACCTGACACTACTACAAACGAGCCAATAGAGCCTAAACACGAAGAAGTAAAGCAAGCACAGCAACTTAGTTTGTTTGAATTATGAAAACAAGAAGTAAGAAAGAGCGCAAGATTGCCGAATTGTCGGCTACTCTGCCTGAATTGAGAAAGTCTGATATTGACTGGATAGAGCGCAAGTTTGAAGATAACAAGCGCAAAGGCTTGTACTACTTTGTCATTCTTGAAAGATGCAAGGAGTATCAGGTTATCCGCTACTACCTTAAAAGCAATTTCCGTTTACTGGAAGTAATGCAGATATGGTTAGGCAAGGGCGAGGAATACGTTATAGCAAGACAGCGTTATATGCGAGTTGACGGATGGGCAACCGATAGCGATTTCTCTTTCCGTCATATTCAGGAATACACTTGCTATTCATACTTAGGCGATATGCGTTATCTGCCTTACTCTTACGCAAAGATACATTCTGTTATCCCTGAATTAAAGAGAGCAGGGTTAAAGACCTCATTACACGGCTTGCACCCTTATTTCCTGTGCCGTGCGTTGATGGAGAATAACAGGATTGAAACGCTGTTCAAGTTGCGCCAGTATGAATTGGTATTTGAGTTCTATTCCCGCTTTTCTCGCCACTCTATTGATGAAATGTGGCAACAGATACGCATTGCATTGCGTCACGGCTACCATTGGGATGACACAAAGGAGATTTCCGACTGGTGCGATATGGTTCAGGATTTGCAATATCTCGGACTCGACACCCGCAATCCGTACTACATTTGCCCTGCAAACCTAAAGACTGCACACCAACATTGGATAAATGCAAGATACAAGAAGCAAGAATTGGAGAAACTGGCGGATGAACTGAAAAGCATTGCAGACTATGAGCCAGTATTTAAAGCCACAAGAGAGCAATTCTTCGATATGGTTATTACTGACGGAGAGATTGATATTAGAGTTATCCCTACTGCAAAGGCTATCAAGGAAGAGGGTATCGCTATGCACCATTGCGTGGGTAGTTACTACAACCAACCGCAATCGCTTATCCTTTCCGCTAAGATTGATGGCAAGCGCATTGAGACCATAGAGGTTAGTTTAGGCTCATACACTATTGTTCAGAGCAGAGGATTGCAGAATTGCGAAACACCTTATCACAAGCGTATTGTTGACCTTGTAAACGCTAATTTGGACTTAATTAGAGTCCTGAACGTGAACCACAAGGCTAAAGAGCGCAGGGAGTTAAAGAGAATTAAGAAAGCAGCATAAAGTATAGGAGGCAAGATTATGAAACGAGTATTTGATTTAGGAATGTCAGTTGTGCCTGTTATGGGCCTTCGTAGGCATTTGGAGTTGGTTGTAGAGTTTGGAGGACAAACGTTCAGAACACCGCAAGAGGGCTATTTTGTTATTAAAGGCGAAATTGGAAAAGGCAATTATCTCGTACAAGGAGGACAATGCCAAAAGACAATTCGTGAGATATGCAAAAAGAAGTATCACGCACTTTTAGATGAACTTTTAGCCTTTAATGAAAAGTATTGGCTCAAACTCTGTCGCTGCATACCAGAGAATGATGCAAATCGCATTAAAGAGATTATCAAAAATGGCAAATAAAGTATAGGAGATAAGGCTATGTATATTAAATATACAATTATCCAGTCTGAATATGGCGAAGTCGGCTACCCTCACAGATGTTATAGCATTGACGAGGCAGAGAAGTATTACAACGACTGCAAAGGTGGCGCAATATTCGTTATTAAGGTAGGTACACGCGAAGTTATACACAAGCACAAAGGACTAAGCGATAAGGATATTCGCTGCCTGATGGGATGGGATGAAAACTGATAATTAAAATATAGGAGATAGAACTATGTTAGGACTCATACTTTGGTGTATTCTACTAATCATTATCGCAGCGTGTATAACCCCTTGGTGGTTCTTTCCAGTAATAATACTGGTAACACTCGCTACCTTCATTATGAAAAGAAAATAAGAGCCTGCAACCTTCACAGGCTACAGACTCAAACGAAGTTAAACTCTATTTAAAGAGTTACGGCTGCAAAGGTACAAAGAATAATTGAAATAACAAAATAATATTAGAGATTATGAATAACTACCCATACCATTTGAAGTGCAACGCACCTCGATACGAACAACATAGAGGATATAGCGAAGAAAACAAAAACTTGGCTATTGACGATTTTGAGAGCCTACAAAGGCAGTTTCAGGCAAAGCACTATCCTGTTAAATCCTACTTTCGTAGTAACCCCCTTAGAGGCACTATTCAGGTTGAGATAGACGGATTTTTCTATTACGTTGAACTATATAAGGAGAAGTAACTATGAAGAAGTATTGCGTTATTTCATACCATCCAGTAGAAAATGGGTACGACAGCAAAGGAGAGCATTACAACTTGGCTGATGCAAAGAAAGAGTGTAAACAACTTCTTTTCCACGATAACGAGAACTTTCGTTGGTATGAGAAAATGTTTATCCTGACAGACAAAGAGGTCGTAATGGTATTCGATGAACACCACAAACAAGGAAGAAAGCCCTATGAGTCTGAAAAGGAAGATTTTGACTTCACGATCACGCAGCAACAATTATCACTAAACTTTTAGGAGGACAGGACTATGACAGCAAAGATAGGCGATAAGGTACTATTCGGTGGCGCACAATACAATATCGTTAGCGAGAATAACGGAATAATGACCGCAGAAGCCACCGCAGACGAGACAGGCTTAATACCCACGATAAAGGGAAACAGCGAGTATTTTAATAACTTAATGATTATGTAACTATGACAGACTTTCAAAAGAAGCTAATGAGAATATCAGGTAAGGCAAAGTTCTATGTAGTAACTTTTTGTTCTAATGGCAAAACAGGAGATACAGCAAGAGTCGGCACTTTGCGTAAGGCAAAGAGATATGAAGCCTACTTTATAAGCAAGAAGTGGGATAAAGTCCGCATTATTGAGAATAAAGCCAACTTGTATTTAGAAGAAATATTAGAGAATGAGCAAAAGGCGTACAAGCCAGTACAACTATCATTAAACTTTTAAGACTATGGCAGATTTGGATTTGACAATATACACTAAAAGGGGCACACTTAGAAAGAACAAGTCTGGAAACCTCAATAAGCCCACAACGCACGGCAAGCAAGTATGCTTTCGCCTCTCTCTCGATGTTCAGGACTTCGCACTCGCACAAGAGGGCACAATCAGCGACTACCTGAACGAGTTGATAAGAAAAGATATGGAACGTAAAAAGACAATGCTATGAACTTTGAGCAAGTATTCACAAAGAAATACCCTAAGACAGCCAAACGAATACTGGCTATCTATGAGGAAGCCAACGGATGCAAGGCAGAGTTTGGCACAATATCAAAAGCCAGTATGTACGCTTTCACGGAGTTGCTGACGGAAAAGGTCGCAGCAAGTAGCGCAAAGACCTACACAGCACAATTCAAGGCTGTAGTGAACCTGTACGCAGAAGAATGTAACCTCTCTAAAGGATGGGAAAAGGTACTTTCAGTAAAGAACGATGTATCGGAACAGATATACCTTACTGACGAAGAACTGCAAAAAGTGATAGAATACACCCCTGAAAGCAAAACGGAAGCCATCGTACAACAGCAATTCATTCTTTCGTGCCTGATAGGTGCAAGACACGGAGATATTTTGAAACTGACAGACAAGAATATCCGCAATGGCTATGTATGCTATGTGAGCGAGAAAACACACATCAAGGCGCAAGTACCTTTGGCTGATGTGTCGCAGCGCATACTGACTGGTAACTTCCGCAACCGCCTTGCACTATTCAACGATAACGACTTTGAACATTTCGCCTATCAAGATAAGGTTTGCGACTCGCACTTCAACGACACACTAAGAGAGATTTGCCGTAAGTGTGGCATAAACGAGGAAATAACGCTCTATAAGAGAGGGCAGAATATCACAGCACCTAAGTACACGTTTGTATCAAGCCACACAGGAAGAAGAACGTGCGCAACGCTACTTTATCTGCACGGCTGTGACATATACTCTATCAGTCGCATTTTGGCGCATAGTAGCGTGGAAATGACCGCAAGCAAATATGTTCTTGCACCTTTGCGCTCGCTATCAAAGGAAACGATGCAATATTTTGAGCAATTCAAATAAAAGGGTAGCCTCACAAGCCACCCTTTTTCATTTTTGCCACAGCATCAACAATGGTTTTCTCCTGTAACATAGAATATACCTTTTCAGTTATTCTTGTACTACTATGACCTAACATCTTCGATATAATCTCTATCGGCAAACCTCTATTTATCCAAATTGTAGCAGCAGTATGCCTCGCCCAATGGGTAG